GTCAGGGCCTGTTCGGAATTGGCAACGCCCTGCTGCGAATCACGGCGTGGTGCTCCGGGGATGATTGGGTCTTTCGGCTGTTTGGGATTGGTGTTCTTGGCCGCTTGTGTCAGGCGAGCGTCAAGACGCTGGAAGGCGGGATGCTTCAGGCGCTCCCTGGCGTACTTGTCTGCGTAAGGGAAGATGGATTTAATTGCTTCCAACACGTTCGCCTTCTCGCCCTTATCGACGTAGAAGAGGGCCGAATCTACCGCCGCCTTGATCGCTTGGTAGCCCGCCTCGTCCGTCTTCTCAAGGCCCTTGGCCCAATTTGCGAAGTCGACTTCAAGCTCGGACAGACCGGCGCGACCGCCTCTCAGGAAGAGGCTCATTTTCTCTTCTTTGAGGTCGGCGACTTCCGGCGCCAGCTCGCGCTCCTTATCGGTGACGGCTAAGCCGAACTCCTCTTCGAGCTTGCTCGTGAAGTAAGACTCGACGCCGCTCTCGAACGCGGTGAAGGCTTCCTGCCTGACTTCGAGCGGCACGGTGTTGGCGGGCTGCTCTTTTGACTTGTCAGCATCGGGCTTCGCCGCTTCCGGCTTTTGAGCCTCGCCTGTAGCCGTGTTGGACTGTTCGGGCTTGGCTTCTGACGGTTTCGCGCTGGCCGCTTTCTGGGCCGCTTCAATGAAGGCCAGAACCTCGGGCTCGTCGTCGAAGAGTTTCGTGATCTCTTCAACCTGCTCGGCAGTCAAGGGTGTGATCCCCGTCGCTGCGGGCATCTCCTTCCCTTTATTGGCTTCCCAGAATGAGACGGCCTCTTTGACAAGCTCCTTGGTCATGTCGTCGCGCCCCGTCATCGCCCGCGCGTAGAACTCGGAGCCGTCCTTCTCGTAGGCTTCGAGCATCAATGCGCCGTAAGCCTCGCCGTCCATTTCGGCGATTCGTTTTGCTAATTGGGCGGGGTCGCTGAGGCGTTTCCTGAGCATCGCGCCTTCGAGGTCGGCATAACGAGAGGGTGAGCGGCTTTCGAGGTACTGGATTATCTCTTCCGGCGGTTTGGCCGGGTTCAAAAAGTGATCTTCAAAGACACGCTTCTCTTTCGCAGTATCGGAAGCGGTCTTTTGATCGGCAGCACCCTTATCTTCAGGTTTGGCCTCCGCCTTCTCTTCCGGCGCGGCCTGCTGTTCAATCAGAGCATCATCTGCTTGATCTTCTGCACCTTGCTCCTGGCTATCTGCGCCCGGCGTCGCTGCGTCGGCGTCAGTAGTTGTCGGAGGCTCAGGTGTAGAGTCGTCTTCAAAAGCCCAAGACATATCGTCAACGGGTGTGTCGGCGACTGCTGCGGGCGGCGATTGAGATGATTGTTCTGACATAGGCGTAAACACGAAAAAGCCCGCCAGAGGAAGCAGGCTCATTTGCCTATGGCTTCGTTCTGACGGGCTACCTTTTTAGGGGCTGTGGCCCTATTAAATTGTCAGCAGACGCAAGAGGCGTCCGCGCTTTCAGAGGGATATTACGCTAGTTTGAGTCACTGCGTAAAGCTAAATATTACGCTTTAGGGATTTCGATACGGACTTTCACCTCTCCTTCCTCACGTCAATGGCCTAGTCAGAAATAATGTTCATCAAAGTAATCCTCAACCATTTGACTTGCGAACCTTAGCCCTTCATTAAATCCCTCTGAATAGACTTTCCGGTTTTTAGGCTCAATATACTCAAACCACTTAGCCGGACGTTCGTTTTCCTTGATCTTCTTTGTGATTCCCTCTAGCTGCTCTTTACGTTCTTCTTCAAGGGCCGTATCAACAGCTTTGGAGATTTTATCTGCTACGCCGCTCATCCCTGCGTCCTCCCACAATAACAGGCTTCACCTACTGGTACATCTACTTCTAAACCGGGAGGATGGTTGGAGCATTTCCAAGTTCTAGGGATGCCATCATAAACGATTGTCCGTGCGGCCATGTTATAGACTGAGCCTGCACCGTGGTACGGCTCGTCAATGCGCTGCGCACCATAGGTCGTATCGGGCACTTCATAGTATGCGCCGACTTTGCCGTAATAGGTTGAGTCAATACCGGGCAAGCCCCAGCTATCTTGGCCTTCTTTCATTGCAGGGAAGGTAATTGTTTTCGTTTCGCCATTGTCTCCATCGGGTACTTCCATGCTGAAAGTTTTAGATGCCTCTGCTGCTCGCTGCTGCGCTTCTACTGCCTCGCTTATAGTCCGCATGGCCTCTTCATCTCCTGACACAATCGCCGCCGCAAAGCTCTTAAACAGGTCTGCGCGCGATGGCTCTACGCCAATGCCTACCATCTTGTCGCAGTGGGTTTTACCATCTGGCCCGACATAATGCACGTGCATCTCGTCCGTCCTGATTGCTTCGCGCCGTATCTCGCAATAGGTTGATTCGCTGTAGGCTAGATCGTCGCTCATGGCTTCAAATTATACCACTACAACTCCAATTCCTTCTCAATACTTTCGACCTCTGCCAGCATCCCGCGCCGGAGCAGAAACATCTCGTCACGCCTGAGCCTCTGCCACTCCTTACGCATGAATTGTCGAATTGCTTCGGCTAATTCAGGGGGTAGATTAGGCTCGTCGCGCGACTCCTTTTTACGGTCTGCACCTTTGATGTGGCGAACTTCAGCCATTTGTTTACGAATCGGTCAGTCTCGCGCTCTCTATCACCCCCGCGCGCACCATCTCACCCGGCTTCAGCTTTGGAACAATACGCCCTATAGGTGCTGAGTGGTCTTCCGGTTCAACCATGCGCCCGCCACAATCAATAAACGGGCATTCATCGCCTACTTGGCTATTCCTCTTCTCCGCTTCAATGTAAGCGAGTGATTTCTGCTTGCAGGTGTCACAGACGAGGCGACTATCAGGCTCCATGAGCAAACGGATTGTAGGAATTGAAAGCAGATACTCAGCCCCTTAGATACAATCGTCAAGCAGGGTATCCAGCGGCACAGGCCCGACAGCACCAGCGCGAGGATTAAGCATGAGTGCCAGTTTTTCTATCTTTTCTCTGTACTGCTCGTCGGTCATTTCTCATCTCTCCTCTTCTTCTCATTAGTGACAACCAACTGAGTAAATAGAGCCAGATAGATTGCTTCTAAAGATACCCATGTGGTTAAAACCAGAAGTACGAGCGTCGCGTCATAGAAGAACAGCCCCGCGAGGTTCACGATGAACAAGATGGTGTGAATTAAGATAGAGAGAGGCGAGCCGATCTTGTCGGCTATATGCTCTGCCATCTTGTTGAATTTATCGTTCACTCGTCGTCGTCCCACCAATTACGAATGGCTTTGATGGCATCGTTGATCGCTTTGATTAAATCGGCGAGCGCTACCAGTCCGCGCCACAGAGTTTTAAGCTGCTCTCTCATCGCTATGCCCGCCATAAACATAGACCGCATCGTCTCCCTGCTCGCTCTGTAACAGATAAGACTCAATGGTGTAGGCTGGCACGCCTGCTGAATGGTTGCCGTGCAGCCGAGCTGCTGCATTTCTCAGCGCGGTATCGGCTGGCGTGACTTTATACTCGACTGAAACGGGAAGATTTATTTGAACATCGCCCCGCTTTACGGCGACCTCTTTCCCGTCTAGAGGCCCTCCGACTAGCTTAGCTTTCATCTCACTATCTCCGGTTGATTACCATTCTGCTGTGCCTGTTGCGCCAACTCATGCTCGGCTGCTTTCTCGACAAGCCTGCGTTTCAGGTCTTCATCCTTCTGCGCTTCCTCTCGCTGCATATCAGCATCCCTGGAATCCTGTTCGGTTATATGCTCTAGGGCAGCGCCCGCCACCGCCGTCTCGGCCTGATCGTCCTCATCCGGCTGAGGATTAACTTCGCCCGAGAGCTTCTTCGTCAGCTCCGCCAGCTTGAACTGCTGCGCCTGCTGTGCCTCGAAGTGGTCGAACCAAAGCTTGCCCACTACCGCCTTCATGGCATCGCTCGAAGTCTTCGCTCTCTCGCCAAAGAGCCAATCCTTATAGACATCTTTGAAGGATTCGTGCTCGTGCATGAAGGGGTCAACCAGCGGGGCGCAAATCTCCGCCATGACCTCATACATCCTGGTTGCCGCCGCAGCGGTGTCAGCCAAGAAAGACGGGTTCTTCGCCAAGGCGCGCGCTTCGATGGCCGCCAGTTTATTCAGACGATACTCGGCTTCTCTTCTGTCGCTGCGACCGGGGCCGATCTCGAATGGTATTCCTAGGACATCCCCCATTGTTGAAAGCAGTTCCAATCCCCAAGGTACGTCTTTCAGTCCTGATGCTATCTGCCCGAACGCCATGATATTCGCCTGCGTCAGAGCCATCGAACGGGGCGTGTCCGTGTTCTCCTTGACAGAGATAGACAGCGTTTGCCTGAAATTGCAGTTGAAGAAGCTTTCGACCACATCGGGGCCGAACCTCTTGGCCAACTCTTTTCTCTGTTCAGGAGCAGAGTAGTCCCTGATATTCTCTAATATCTGAAGCATCAACTCCTTATCCGCCGCGATTCTCTGCATGATGGGGCCGATCATGCGCCCGTTCGCGTTCTCGTTCATCATCGCCGCACCCGTGGCAGTCCCCGCCACCTTGGCATCGGGCGCTCCGACGTGACCCTGAAGGGAATATGTTCCCCCGATGAACTGCATCATGCCTTCAATCCACGCCGATGTACCGTCCTCGGCCGCCGCCTGTCCGGGTAGTTGCTTAACCGCCCAATCAAGGCCGTTCACCGTGGACGGTAACTTATCCACGCTCAGGAATTGCCCGGCCATCGGCAATTCTTTCACGGCCTGCCTGTTCAGTATCGTCAGAGGTCTCGCGGAGGTCATCTTGATCGCGTACTTCTGGTTGAAGTCGTCGTTGATGATGTCCTGCAAGGTGATAAGGGGCTGAAGACCAGCGCCGCGGGATGAGCCCGGCCTCTTCCCATAAAATACCCACGACCAGCGGCGGTTCTTGTTCAGGGGTGCAGCGCGAACCAGAGTCCTTCCGACGTAGCAGAGATAGAGCCCATCGGGAAAGACTTCGCCGAGCAGTTTACCTGCAGGGACTTTCAGGCCGTTGGGGTAAATATCCGGGTCTGCCGGGAGCGTCTCTTCCTCCTTATTCCATTTATGACCGTACTCCACCGCGTCCATGTAGATGTGCTCGCGCTGTACCGGATTAGAGTTTTCATCCCTCTGGGAATTGCCCCCATACGTTCGACTGGAACCGACGATCGGGTCGGTCTGCTGCGAATATCTTTCCTGCTGTTGCCTCATTAAGACTTCACCGGTCAGATTTTCCTCATCCTCGATGATAGTTTGGTACATCCACTCAGCGACGTTCTTCGGGAGATAATCACGCTCGACGACGAAGGTCGAATGTTTAGGTTTCTGAGCGGAGAGAGACCTTTGGACGGCCATCATGTGGGGTATATGAAGGATGTTTTCAGAGAGAGGGACTTCGACCTCCTCGGGCACGAGTTTCGTCGCCTTAGCGCCGGGAGCAGACTTTATGTACGTTGCTCCACACTTCGGGCAGGCTTTCTCTCCGTCTGGAACATCAACGTCGCACGCCTGGCATTTACGGCTGCCGGGAAGCTCTATCACCTCGCTTTTGTAGTCTATCCTCTGCGCCGTCTTCGGCGACTCGGGATTGATGCCCCACAGGAGGCATCTCGCGCTCTCACCCGCACAGACGGTATTGAGAATCTCATCCATCTGCGCATCTTCTGTCATCAACCGATCTTTCTCTTCAACTGCCAACTCCTCCGCCATCTTAGAGACAGCAACGATTGAAGGGTCTGACTGGTTATTTGCTGAAAACACATAACCGGGCTTGGTCTTTAAGAGCTGCATCAAGACCTGTTCGGCATGGCCATTGATGACCGGAATCGAATAGGCGTAATCCCAGTCTCGACGCTGATCCACCAGGACACCGTTCTCGTTATACTCGCTGTACTGGTCGCCGTTTAAGTAGCGACACGTCATGTCCATATCTTCGAGGTGCTTGGTGCGAGAGTCCTTATCAACAGTACGATAGTGGTCTCTCCGGCCAAGAAAGAAAGTGCCGAGAGTCTCCTGCTTATTCCGCTGGCGCTCGATGAGTCGTCGGCGAAAGCTTTGCGGGTCGGCCTTCCTGGGCTTGTCCTGCTCGGTGACAGGGGCGGTTTGCAGTTCTGTTTGCGGGGTCATTCGCCTACCTCATTCCATTTCGAGCTTTTTATCAACTAACGCTAACTCTTCCTCTGTGAGAGACTCGCGGTTATCCTGAAGCGTCTTTTCCTTCTTCTCCTGCGCTTCGCGGGCGCGGGCCTCAGAGGCAAGCCTGGCTCTCGCCTTTATCCCTGCGCGGCCTACCGCCGGAATGCTCATGATCTCGGCTTCCGAGAGGTGAGAGACGCCGTTGCCCGTAACCACCGGCTTCGTATCGGGCTTAGGCAAGACGCGATCAAGCAGGTCGGCCTGCCCGTTGTTCAAATCTCGGAGCAGTTGGGTTAGTGTGGTGACCTGTTCGCGTAGCGCCTCTTCTCTGGCTTCAGCACGGACGCGGGCGTCATGTTCTGCTTCGTACTTTTCCTGTGAGACAAATCCAAGCATCATTCAAACCTCATCCCCGAATACTCTGCGATAACATCGCAGAGTTCTTTGCGTTGTGCTAACTCTTCGGTCCTCTGGCGGCACACCGCAATCATCATTCTGGCAATGTGCTTTCTCAACCAGGATAGTTCTTTCATTTCGGCAATACGCTTTTGATATACAGCAATAAAGCATATCGCCACTCTGTATGTTTCCAGTTCTAGTTTTTCTCGCTCAAGGCGCTGCCGTCTGATAGAAGTGATTCTTGCTGCACGCGCCCGTATGGCGGGAAGACGAGCAATACGCATCTCCTCATCATAAAGCCCGTTATAAATATAGGGCGGCGTCCATTGCGTCTGAACAAATTGGCTCACTTCCTCCTATACCTCCTATGGCTCACGGGCTGCCCAATCATCCTCCCGTACTGCTTAACAAGCTTCTCTTCTTCCTTACGCTCTTCCTGTTCAATCCGGCCAAGGGCGTGCTGCATGCCTGAGAGGAGTTCAGGGAACTCGGGAGTGCCGCGCTGGGACATGACCGCAACAGGCTTCAACTCGTCCGGCAGTTGGGAGATGCGGCGCTGTTCTCTGGTCAAGGCCGTAGCAGAGAGGGCGAAGTTGTAGAGCATCATGCGAACGCAATCTAAGGTCACGCCGCCATAGGGCTGCGGCTCCCCTTTGTCGTTATAGGCCCAGGTGATCGCCTCCTGCCGCATTGCGAGTTGTCCCGCATCGTTAAAGGGGGCGTCCAACTGAAGGCTGTCAACCAGCAGATAACAGTGAGAAGCTTTCCATCTCGGATAAACGGGATGCCTCTGGTTCGGTATCTCCTGAAAATACCAGTTCGTCTCAGGTAGACCGGCTTCCGCGTCGTCCTCGAAGTATTGAAGATCAAGGCCGTACTTTTCTCCTGCGACCTGAACGATGTCGGAACTCCCCTTACTCAGCCAGATGAAACCGGCCTGCTCGACACCCTTCTCGCAGAACCTTTGCAGCGCGCGCCTGAGACCTTCCAAAATCTTCGCAGGCCCGTCCACGTACTCCCTGCCGGAAGCCACGACGAAGGCACATTCTCCCAAGAAAGCGTCCTCCGCTGCGCGCGCTGTGATCGCCCAGCCGGAAGGATTGCTAGCATCTGAATCCACGCGGACGGCAGCGCTAACCTCCCAGTGTCCGGGGATTCGTGGGCCGAACCTTTCAGCGAATTCCATCCAACCGAACAGGCGGGGCTCGCTTTTGATGACCAAGCCTCTATAGAAAAGGTCTGTCAGGAACTTATGCCCGTCGCTCCCCGCGTCAATGATGTCCTTGGTCGAGCCGACGGGGAAGTTCTTATGCTCACTTTTGAAGGGCTTAAACCAGTCGGGCGTCGAGCCGTCCCTGTTGCGAACGATGAAGACCTTCCCCTTATTGAAATCCACGGAGTACGGATAAGCACGCATCTCCTTCGAGCCACTCACAGGATCAGTGAAGACCTGATACTCCCTGAGCATCTGGCGGAACTTGTAGGCAACGTCTTTACCTGCGGAGCCGGGGTCTTGCGGGGCATGAATTGCAACCAGCTTGCCGTCTCGCTCTGCGGTCGTCTTTTGCAGATTCTCGCGGTCAGCCGTGTTGACCTGCTTTCTCTCGCAGTCTTCAATGTAAATATTGGCAGAGGAGTCTATACCCATCCGAAGGCCGACGCTGTACGCACCTGCCCCCTCGGTCGCCGCGTTGTCCCAGGCTCTTACGCGGTGAAGAAGCTTAGGGACTTGATCAAAGTCAATCTCCTTCAAGCACGAGACGTTGAAGAAGTCGCCCTCCTCAGAAGTAGGTCTGCCTTGAAACTGTGAATTCCAGACCTGAGCGTTCTTCTTCTGGCGCTCGTAGTAGACAGCCGTTCGACGTGGGGAAAGATACTCGCCCTTTTCACGGCCCAGTGGATCAGGAAATGATCTTCCAGATTCCTCGTCAACGTAATCCCCATCGGCCTGAGCGGCGTAACGTAACAGTCCGAACTCGCCCGAGGCTATTGCACGTCCTCCCATGTCGTCCTGATGGTAACGGTGAAACATGATAAAGACGTTCCCGGTCTCAAGGATGCGGGGCTGCGCCGTCTCTTCGTAGAACCTCCATGTCTTGTCTCGGATCACCGGAGAGAGTGCTTCTTCGACCGATTTATAGGGGTCGTCAATGACGAGAGTATCAGCGCCCGTACCGACAAAGCCGGTCTGGAGTCCTAAAGCGATGAATGAGGCTTGCCCGTCGTTGACTTCCAACCTTGCGTTGGTTGACCACTCGACGGCTTTACTACGTTCTGGAATGTGCCCGGCGGGGTCACGGAATATCTCTTTATGCTCTGCTGACTGAAGAAGCCTCTTGACGACGACGCTGAACCTCGCAGCGTGGAGGATGTTGTAGCAGGCCAGCCTGAATCTGTGCGTCGGGTCTTGCCCGAAGATGTAAGCAGGGTATGCCTGCGACATGATGATGGTCTTGCCGAACTGCGGAGGGGCGGCGATGGTCTCACGCTTGCCGGGATGACGGAAAGCGTCTTCCAGACGAGCGCAGAGGTCTATCTGCCAGTCGTCAAGCTTGATGTGCTTGACGCGCTCGACGTACTCAGCCAATGTCAGGGTCGGCTTTTCGATAACGGTCTCCACACGTTCAGCGGCACGCCGACGGCGCTCGCGCTCTGCTTTTGCTCTCAGGCTGACGGGGATGTTACCCCCGCGCAAGCTGGTCAAGTTCTTCGTCGGTGAGTGTGCTAACATCTATCTTCAATGTCGGGTTATAGAGCCCCGGTTTATGGGCTTTCAGTAGAAAGATGGTTAAGGTGTCGCTCTGCGCGCGTGCTCGTTCCCACGCAATCTCTTCAAGGCTCTCAACCGCTCTATCCTTCGCCTCATCGGCACGCTTGCGAAACTCCCCATAGTTCTCGTAATGGTCGTAGTAAGACCTACGCGGCACGCCTGCGGCCTCGCACGCCGCCGAGATGTTGGCGTTCTGCTCGAAGGCCAAGATAAACGCATCATGCCAACCAAAATCAGGCTGCGGGACGGGCGGCTTATTGACCTCTTTTTTAGGTGTGCGAACAGGCGTTTTCTTCGCTCTGGCTTTCGCCGCCTTCTTTGTGGATTTCTTCGCGGCCATTTACCCTCTCCACCCGATCAGATAAACGGCCACCAGACAGGCAAATGCCAGCCACTGAAACTGAAATCTACCCTTACCCGTGACGTTGCATCCCGCGAGGATGAAAAACCCAAGCGCGAGGGCGTACAAAATAAGCGTTGCGATTGGCATAATCTCTACTCCTTCTTGTTAGCTAAGTCCGATACGCTGGTCGAACTCCTCCTTACTGATTTGCTCTCAATTCCTGCCGCCTGCGCTTCCTATCCTGAATCTTAGCTGCTCGTGCTCTCTTGATCTCCGCTCTCTCGGGATTGGCGGCGGCATCCAAAGCCTTACGGTCTTTCTCTTCCTGGCGCGCTTCCTTTTGCTCAAGGATGGGTTTAAGAGAGAGCTGCTCTGCCGGAGTAGCCAGACTGTAGACATGCCGCGCATCTTCGAGAGAAAGTAGTCGAAACTTTTCTTGCAGATAGGTCTGACTTCTGGCTTTGATGATCGTCTCGCCCCTGTTCTCGTTGATGACGCCCGAGGCGACAAGAGGTATGACTTCACGAGAAACGTCCTCGCCACGCCGGGAGCGGGTTTTCAGTTCGTCAAGTTTGCGTAAAGTCTCCTGGTCGGGCTTCTTACTGGTCGCACGTTCCCCTTTGTAGACGAACCTCATTGCAAGCTTCTCCGCTCTGGTTTTCGGCTCGTCCGCTCGATCAGGATAGACGTTGGCGCTGAGTCCGACGGCTTCCGCTCCGGCCTGTGCAGCACCATAAGCAAAGCCCTCTTTTCTCCCGGTCTGGAAGAAGTTCTGATAAGTAATCGGAGTCAGCCTCGTGCCGATGGCCCCGTCTATTCCGTAATCTCCGAACCATGTGAAAGGCCGGCGGTCAAAGGTCTCCCCCGTGGCCGCTTCGATCATGAGGGAGGCGCGCGGGTCTGCGCCCGAGTGGAGCCAGCGGCCCATGATGGAATCCGCCCCTTCGCCGATTACCTTATCAAAGGCCATCTGCCCTGTGACCTGTCCCGTCAATCCACGGTAAGCCTCCATCATCAGGCGGAGGACGGTTCTGGCATGTGTGGCGTTACCGGCTGAAAGATCAATACGAATCTTCCCGTATTTGAATTTCATCCAATCATCGTCGTCGGGGTCGAACAGGCTGATCAGCGCCTCGTTAGTAATCCACCCCAAAGTAGCTAGGGCTCCGAAAGTCGCAGCCATTGTCCCCCACCACCTTGCGGTATTCTTGTAGACGATTCTTCTGGCTTCGGGCGGCGCGTGCCAGAAGGAAGGGTTGAGAGGCAAGGTCAGGAATTGGAGACGAGAGACACGATACCGAGGCGCGAAGCCTATCATCCGTCCGAGTGCTAAATAAGCTTTCGTCGCTGCCGTGTTGTGGTCTCCGATGTCTGCCCTACCCGTGACGATGTTGATGAAACGTCCTACGTCCTTGTAGGCACGCGGGTTGTCTTTGTAGCCGACGCCTTTCGCTCTCAGCTCATCAATCCAGAGTTTTCCGAGTGCATGGCGGAGATGGTCTAAACCTCCGCCGAAGACCTGATCGGACTTGCGCACGAACGTACCCAAGGTCTGCTTGATGATTGGAATTCTCTGTAGAACGTCGGCGTCCTCAAAGAACTCTTCGCCTTTATTCCCTCCGGCAAAAGAGAAATCTATGCCCATCCTCTGCATGAGCGGAAAGTCCGGGTCTTGCTCTATAACATCTATGTTTCGAGCAAACCCCGCGTCCCGGATGCTCGAAGTGGTGGCTTTGACGAACGCCGGGAATAGTTGAGGCTGCATGACTGAGGGGACGCCGCCCTGACGGAGCAAGTTCGAGACCTCGCCGGATGCCATCAAAGAGATTGGGATGCCTTTCGATGCGCGCCATGCTGTGCCGACGATACGTTGCGCAGGACTCTTTTTGAGGGCGTCCAACTCTCTCGCTACCCGCCTCCCGGCTTCCTGCCTGGCACGACGGGCTTCCTGTAGGGAAGCCAGAGCCTGGTCGCGCTCCGTCTCGGTTGAAGCCACATGCTTTTTAAGGGCTGCGGCCATCTCTCGGGATGCGGTGACCTCTGCGCGGGCACGCTCTAAGACCTCCCCGCCGGACATGAAGGCCGTACGGGCTTCTGTAGCGGTCAATCCATGATCCGCCATCATCTCGGAGACGAGATGGCCGGGTGAGAGTCCGCGAGAGAGTTTGGTGGCCGCAATCGCATCTATGTGAGTCAAGGCGTTACGAGCAATAGCCCGGTCAAGCGCCGTTGGCTTCGGCGGGCCACTCTTCACGCCTTCTGAAAGCAGTGGGCCGGGCCTGCGCTTGAGGTCTTCACCAAGACGTGGACCTTCCTTTTTGCCCGTGGCATCGGAGAGACGTGGGCCATACTTAGGGCCAAGCTTCGCGCGCAGTCCGGCGATTCTTCCCGGCTTCGGCCCCTTCTCAAACTCTCTTGCGGCCTTTTCATGCTCAGCCTGTACGGCTGCGAGGCGCTTGCGCTCTTCTCTCTCTTCCCGGTAAATGTCCTCTAATTCATCGCGGCTCAGTTCTTCGTTGCCGGGGCGCTCCGATATTCTCCGGATAGCACGATCATGACGTGCCTGCCGAATGGTCTGGCGAGCGAGTTTCACCGATTTGGCGTGGATGCGGTCAAGGTCTGATGAGATACCGCGCCCGAAGTCCGAAAGCATGACTCTCTTCCATGCCGAGACGGAGAGGCGGCCCCTCTCTGCACGAAGGAGTTTTAATGCTCCGAGTTTGGCGAGATTGTCTATAGTATCTTCGTCGAGAGGGCGGACGGACTCTTCCACCTGTGCCATCTTGAGAAGATGTGAGGAATTGGATTGCGCCGCACTTGTCGGCGCATCACTCGGTTTTGAGCCTTCTGCAAATACTACGTTGGTTGGGTCAAATACAACGACATGGCTACCCCGCTCTTTTAGATGCTTACCAAGTTCTTTTGTGGGGTTGTAAATAACGCCGTCATAGCCGAGATTACGAAGGACTTTTTGGAGTTCCGCCGCGCCCCTCCAAGGTTTGAAACCCGCTCGAACGGCATACTCCACAGCCTGACCGGACAAAGGCTTTGAGGTATCCGCTTCGATGTGGCCCAAGTTACGTTCAATGTTTGACAATAAGTAGCTGTCACTCCCAACTGCGCGCTTCAAATCCTCTAAAGTGACCGTTGAGATATCTGGTCTAAATGGGTTTTCTAGGTTGGCAAATAATTTTAATACCCGCGCGCCCTCCTTCGACACATTTCTATCTGGATGATCTGTTGCATATTTAGAAGCATCCTTTTCACTGGTCGTCAGATAGACGGCGCGACCGTAAGAGGCTTCGGGGTCGGCCTTGGTCAAATCAAACGCCTCTACCGCTCCCGTTGTTCCATGATAGAGCGTCACCGGGTTGCCACGTCTGTCCGTCAACTTTGTGTTGGGGTAAGCACGCTTGAACCGTGAGACTGCGTCTTCAATTTCCAGGCGGCCTGATGTCCCTGTTTGCCCTTCCGCCTCTTTTCCAGACATCAGTTCGGGCTGACGTTCGGACATGGGCGGCATTTTATCACGACGCGCCATCTTGAGCGGCACGTCTCCCAGACCCAGAGACGCGCGCACGCTCGCCATCAAATCGGCCTCGTCAACAGCCAACAATTCAACGGCTTTACGTTTGACGGAAATCCCGGAGCGCGGCTTCCTCGCCCTTTCAGGCAACAAGCCTTCGAGTTCTTTAAGACGATCTTCCCGGCGTTTCTCTTTATCACGAAGAGAGGCGAGGCGCTTCCTCAGAGTGTCAATCTCCGCCATCGTGAGAGCACCCTCTTCGGCCCATCCTATGAGTTTTCTTGACTGTTCTACTTCTGCGCGGGCTCCGCTCGCTTCCGCTCCCGCGACTGCCAGAACGGCAGAAGCGGATTCTAATTCTTCGCCCGCACGGTGAATTCGTGCAGCCTCTTTCTCCGATAGCTCTCTTCCTCTTTCACGCGCGACTCTGGCAGCCGTAGCCATCACGTCTTCTACGGAGTTATCTGCAATTTGGGCAGCCTGAATAGCCTGTCCTGCTTTGGTGAAGGCTGCGGCTAAAGTAGAGGCGAGGGCTTCCGCTCTGGCTCGTAGGGCGGAAGCTTCCTCGGCGTCTATCGTCGCAAACGCTTCGCTGAGCAACGCCCTTTGCATCATCTTGGACAATGCGATGTGCTCTGCTCCGAGCGCCTGGCCTGATTTTAGAAGGGATTCTGCGGCGTCAAAGCCTATTTGCTCAAGGAGACGCTTACCGTCAAGAAGAGCGGCTTTGTTGGGATAGACTTCGTAGAGTTCGTCGGCGGCGCGAAGTCCCTGCGTGCGTAAGGTGGATGGAAGTGCGCGCGCTCTTACTTCCCGCGCTTCGCCTTCTGCTCCTGAAGGAACTTCTTTATCTCTTCCCTGCGTTCCGCCTCCGGGAGATTCTGCAACCCTTCTGCCAGCTTGATCGCTTTCCCTAAGTGCCGACGATTCCCCGTCGGCTTGGGAGCTATTATAAGCCCTCTTCGCGTTTTCAATGGCTTGTCTGACATGGCTCTCCTGTCTCTTGAATTCACTGAAAGCATTAGGCCCGTTGCGCTCTATGAATGAACGCGTCCAGAGTTCGAGATAATTGGCGGCCTCTTCATCCGAGAGGCCGAGTTTAGCATAATCTCCCCCGGCTATCGTGGCCGCAGTCTCCTCAATAGCCAATCCACGAGAAGCATTCATGTACTCGCGGGTTGAGCTGTAGTAGTTTCGCCACGCGGAGACTGCCGGGTGCGATTCCAATTCTTCAATCTTCGTATGACGATCTTCGAGGACTCTTCCTTCCGCCCCGAGGTAGCTTCCGGCGTGGAACGATTCGTGTGGCTCCGCTGCTGCGGGAGCGTCTTTGAATTTAATAACCGCTGTGCCTTTTCCCTCTCGGGCGGCGTCAAGAAGATTCCCGGCAAGATCGTTTAAAGGTTTGACATCATCACTCGACCAACCCATCTCAGGGTCGCGCATGTCCCTGGCTGTTCCCTGCAAGGTCTTAACGATCATTCGCACCTGGGACGGCTCAAGGAATAGTCCGTCAAGGGTTGGAGCGTCTTCGAGGTCTTGAACTTTAGAGACCAGAGCGCGGCGTATGACTTCTCCACCTTCGGCGTTGACGGTGACGATGTTTTCTTCGCGTGCAGAAGAGGCTGACGGGATGAAGTCGGAGGCGTGTTCAATAGTGCGGAGGCGGCTTTGCTCAACGCTCGCCATCTTGAGAATGTTTGGGTCGGACAGCGAGAATGTGCCACGGTTGCCTGTGGCTGATTTGATCTGGTCAGGATGCAAGACCATCACACGGTCGCTATCAGCACTATAAACACCATCATAGCCTTCGCTGATTAGCCTGCCCCTGATGGCGTCCTGCCATGTCTCGCCACTTTTTAGTGAGTAATTTCGGTATAGGTCTGCTTCTATGCGGTCAAGTGCCGTGGGCGTTATTGGTTTTTCAATCCTAACGAACACTGGCATGATAGTGCCATCGTTAGGCCGTCCAACCGCGCGAGCGTAATCGTTTCCAAGGGCATATTCTGCGGCCTTATCAGGATTCTTGGATAGGTATATGCCCTTACCCCAAGAGCCAGAATCAGTCTGCCCGAATTTAGATAAATCAAACTCAGTGAAATCAGCAAGCGTGCCGTGATAAACGACGAGCGGCCTGCCCTGCCCGTCAACTACCTTTGAGCCAGCAAACCACCGCTTAAATTCTGGGGTGTCCGTGATCTTCTTTATTGCTGCCTGTGCCATCTTGAGCGGGCCATCACCAAATAGACCGTTCAACTCGTTGGCAATTTCCTGTGTGCCAGGCTGTTCGATCAATCCACTTGGCAGCTTTCCTGTTCGATCAATCTCAGCAAGTAGTCTCTCTTGCTCAGAGGTCAAATCCTTTTCACCGACGAGCATCGGCTGGTTGACGTAATCGGAAACAGGAGTGCTTGAGCGGTCAAGCTCCGCGAGCTTTGAGGGGGCGGGGAGGGTGTCGGCGAGCACCTCAGTATCAACGCGGTCAGCCGACTTGACGACCTGCGAAGCGAGGCGGCGTACGCGCGGTGGGACATCATCTTCCTGCAATCCCGCAAGGGTTGCGACGTTGTCCTTCCCCAGCGAGCGCTCTAGTTCCTTCTCTTTATAATAACGCTCGGCGTATTCTCTTTCCTCTCTGGTGGTGTTAGGTGGCGGCTCGAATCTCTCGACAGGGCGCGCGCCGCCTTCGGCAAACAAACCGCTCTCAGCTTCACGGAAGCCTAAGCCTCCCTGTTCGGGTTGGTAGTAGTCGGAGAGTTTACGGGATGATTGAGGCGCGCCGTTCTCGCCGAAGTCGAAGCTTGTATCCGCTTCCCCCTCCGGCTCCGTCTCGTCTATTACTTCTTCTGCAAATATTGCTGGTTCGCTTTGCGGAAGAAGAGCATCTGATGAGGCTTCATCCTGAGACGCGAGGCGAGCGAGCGCAATTTCTCTAAGCGAGCGGAGTGTGATGCCGATGAGTTCTTCGTCGAGTCCATAAGTTGCACCTATTGTAACAAGGTCATCGTAGATTTGGGAAGATATTTCGCCCGTCCGTTCGATCTCCGCGAGCATCTCCGCAGCGTCTTTGTCCTGCATGAAACGCGCTTCACGCTCAAGCAGTTTTTCCTCTTCGGCTGAGACCTCGCCTAAAGCTGCTATCTCTTCAAAGATGGGGTTCTCTGTCGAGAGGTGGCTTGCTATGCCGCGCGCGTCGTTCTCTACGGCTTCAAGGAATTTATCAGGGTCAACGTAGCCGTACTCAGCATCGGTCACGATGTCGGGGATGTCTCGTAGATACCCGGCATCATAAGCAGCCTGCGCCATCTGCTCGACGGTGAAGCGAGAATTTTTATTGACGAGGAATGGCTTGCCGAGTTCCTTCTGTGACAGACGTTTTAATTCTTCACCTTCGCCCTTGACGCCGCCAGATAATTGAACGAAGCGCCTGAGCGAATGCTTTTTAGGGTCGGGGGCTTGACGCTGGCGCGGCTTGCGGTTGGCAGCCTTATCAATCTTGGCCTGCCGTTTCCGCTCCGCTCTTGTTTGCCGGGAAGCGGTCAGAGGCTTCAAAGCTTGGGGTACTTCAATCGCAGGATGTGCTAAATCACTTTTCGCTGTGGGGGTAGATACGGGTTGCTGAGATTGCAAGGCCGTTCTCTTAGTTGCGAGTTCAGCTATTTCCTTGTCAACCAAAGCCAGCGTGGTTTTGTATCTGTTCGGGCGCGGAGATTGAAGCTGGCGCGCAAACATACTTTGCAGGTCTTTCTTTTGCCGCCCTAACTGCACTTGTCGGCTATCGAGCTTTGACAACTCGCGCTCGGCCACCTCTGTCTGAATCTGCGCCTCTGGCTTTAAAAGTTCCTTTAACTCTCGTTCAATAGCAAACACCCGTAACAGCGTGTTTTGCTGGTGACGTTTCTGCCGTTCAGAGGTGCGCGCCCACTGGTCAGGCAGCACTAAAGAGGGGTCAATGTAGTGTAGCCCTTGATATTCATGAATCAGTTCAGAGGCACGTTGACGCTTCTCCACCGGCAAAGCGTTGAACGCTTCTGGTCGTACCACCGTCTGACGTACTACGGCACTCTTATCAAGCGTTGGCTCTTTTATTGCAGTGGTGGGTGTAGTCTCCGCATTCTGCGACGCTTGCACCTGATCTTCTTCAGCCTGTGGAGCATTGGACTCCTTCGGGGCAATCCTGAGCCCCTGGCGTGTGCGGACGGGAACCATGATGCGGTTTCCCTCGCCTCGTCCGTTGGACTGTTGAACGATGTGCTCCGTGCCTTGATCGTCGGTTACTCGTACGCGATTCTGTCCTACTCCTGATTGATTGGAGCTTTCGGTGACGAGGCCAAAGTCAGCATGTCGCCATTGACGTGGGGGTTGAGTCTCAGAGGCGGCGGGTAGACTATCTGCGCTCCGTTCTCGTCCATCACCCACGCGAAGAGTATTCCCCTCGGCTGTTGGGCGTAGGAGTTCTGTCTGTCCAGCCTGCGGCCCATCTCCTCTTGGTGCGCCTGCACTAACTTGGAAATCTCTTCGCACTCCGCTTGCGCCATCCGAGCTACGAGCTTTGCCGCCTCTGCTATCTGTTCCTGCGTTAGACTCTGATAGGCCATTTTCCTCTACTCTCCTTTGTGCTGCTTCCTGCGCTGACAGTAATTCCTGATTCGCGGTCTGCGGGAATTGCCGCCGGTCAACTTCGGCCTGTGCAATAGCATCTGCCTCTGTTGGCACAATCGAAGTAGACAGTTCTCGCCCTTCCGCATCTTCTGTTCTGAGAGCTGGCCCAACACTTGTGTCTGTTACAGGTGCAACTTTTCCGATTAAAGGCTCGAAGCCGTTTTGAGCAACATAGTCCTGAATAGACTTGATACTTGTGAGCCCCATCGCCCGCGCTTTCGTCCTCTTGACGAGCAAGAGCCCATCGGGGACGGGAACGCGTATGAAGCCGGTCGTGCCGCCCGGTTCAGGTGAAGATTTCGGATAGAAGACGGCGACGCGGGGGGAGTTCTCGTCTCTAGCGCTTTCAAGCTGCGCTTCAATGGTCTGAGACGACTCGGGCACGGGCGCGGCGTCCGTCTCCGATGGCTGCGGCAGCAACGCCTCTTCCGCGCCGTTCACCCGCGCCTCCGACGCTCCCTCCGTGCCTCTGGCCGCCGCCGGAGCGTCCCCTTCGGCGCTCTGCGTCCCTTTCCAGACGTAGACGGGTTGACCGTGGCGCACGTCGCGCACGTAGCCTTCCGGTATCTCTATGGAATAGGTATCAATGATGCGTGCGTCTAAAGTAGCCCGGCGCTTGATTCCGGCCTGTATCGCTTTTAACGCTTCGGGCTGAATCGCGGGACGGGCAGATTCGTCAACGGCGATTCGATCAAGCTTGACGAGGCGGACATTTCCATCGTCGCCGCGAACGCGGGAGAATCCCTCGGGGGCTTCACCTTCCGCCCGTAACCTTTGCCCGTCTTCGGGCGTCAGTTCTTCGACCGTGCCGCCCCTGACCGTGCCCTGTGTATCGGTGAAGGTGACGGGCTGCGCAGGTTTCGGCTGCCGAACCGTTGAAGGTTGAGCATTCTCAGCCTGCCCTTCGACGCTGGTGGCGGGCGCTATCTGGTCAGGCAAGGCATCAGACGATAAACCCTCGTCCGCCGGTTCCGTGTTTGCCCGCGCCGCTTCGCTGGAACCTCTGTGAATACGCCCGCCGTGACTGCCCGTTGCTGCGCTGACGATGGCAGAGAAGAGGGCGCCGGTCGCGCCGCCCGCTCCCGCAGCCGAGTAGATGCCGTCCGTCCATTCGCGCGACTTGTCGTAACCGACGATCTTCCTGGCTATTACATTGCCCGCCGCCGTCTGGAAAAACTCCTGTACGCTCTCCTCGAAGGTCTCCTTGCCCATCTCGATGAGAGCTTTCTTGAGCGTGCCCCCGCTGATCCTATCCAGACGACGAAGCGCGGTGCCGACACCAGCCACCTCCGAGGCACCGACGCCGCCGTTTAAGAGAGCCGAGAGGGTCGCATCGTCCTCATTTGCTCCATGCCGCTTGGCATCCCTGTAGCCTTCCGACATCCCCATCGTGACGCCGAGCAGGGCCGGGACGACGTATGCCGATTTACTGATGAGCCCGCCGGATGCGAACCCGACGGCAGAGCCGATGGCCTGCGGAATCGTGGAGGCGATAAACTCCTCCTGCCTTGCGGGGTCGGTCGGGTAATGACGCCGCGCAGCTTCGCGGATAGCCTGCGCCCATTGGGCCGTGACCAAATCCGCCGCCTGGCTGGCGTCCCTGTAGGATTGCAGACCTTCGGGCAAGTGCCTGTCTATGTTGTAGGCAGTGATGGCTATAGCATCAAGAACCCCTGCCGGCATCTCGGCCACACCGGACAGGAACTGCCCGAACGCGTGCGCGCTGGTCGAAATGGGCTCACTACCCACTCGTGCCCTGATACGCGGAGCGGAAGCTCGCGCCCGTGTCTCCTCTTCCGACTCGATGCGCCCTTCCGGCGAGAGCGTGCCGCCCTGCTGGATATGGGCGATCTGAGCTGGTTGGAGGCCGAGGCGGCGCAGGGCTTCGGGTCTGACCTCTCGAATCTCCCCGCCTGAACCTAAGCCCCGCTCGCGTAGACGCTCCCCGACGGGCGCAAGTCCCGGCCCCTGTCGGTTCATTTCCTGTTCGATGGCTGCACGACGCTGCATGTAAGCATCGTCCGAACGGCGCACGTCGGCGATGCTCGGCCTCTCTCTTTGCAGGCGCTCATATTCAGCTTTCGCCGCTGCGTATTCCTGCGCCTGCTGGTCGGCAAAGGTTGGGGCGAGCAGGCCGCCGAACTCGGGGTCAACCGGCCTCTCGGTCAACTTCCGCCGTGCACGCTCCATGCGTGTGCGCGCTCTCTCCACCTGTCGCCTGCGTGTGCGCTGTGCGGCTCTCTGCCCCCGTCTCTGCTGCATTAGTGAGACCGCCTGCTGGTTGACCTGATCTATGGCAAGCGGATGATCGCGCCATCTCGCCTGTTCGGCTAACAGCTCGGGACTTGCAGGGGAGAACTCGTCTCCTTCACGCTCAGCCGGGGGTATGCGAGGGGACTGCACAGCCCGGGTTTCAGGCTGTGCAGTTTGCGTAGCAGAGGCGGTCGGCGGGACGCTGTTTAGCCGGATGAGTTCTTCGGGAGTGATCTTGTAAGTCCTGGCTATCTGCTCTAACGTATCCCCTTCGTGGGCGATGATATGGATGACTCCTTCGCCTGCCCAGTTCGGAACGGCAACCTCTTCTCCGCTTTTGAAGATGCGCGTGGGGGCCTGCTGCGTAGCGAAGTCAATCTCGGGCCTCGGCGTGAGCGACTGTCCGATCAAAGTAGGGCTGTAAGTCGGCATCGCCGCGCCGAGGCCCGGCCCGCGCCCTCCCGGCGGGCCGACGTGGATATGAGGAGCGGTGGATTTGCCCGGAACGGCTTTATCCCAAACCGTGTGCGGTATGCCCTGCCCCTTCAGCCATTCGGCGATCCACCGTACCTGCTCGGGTGTTTCACCCTGATTGATGCCGATGTCGAATCGCCCCTCGTGGGGGATGCCCATGCGGCGGTGGGTCTCGTCGTTGCCGAAGGAAGAGACGCGGATGTCCTTGCCGAAGACGGAGCGATAGGCTTGGTTGAGGCGGTCGCGCACGTCCGCGGGGTCGAATGAGAGGCCCGGGGTGCTGCGGGCAGGCTTCGCCACGTCCGAGAAATCAATCTCTTCCGGCCTGGCTGCATCTGAGAAGTCGATAACAGACATGAGAAATGACTGGCCCTAATCCTGAATCGTGTAACCCTGCCGGACGGCTTCTTTCGCCACATCCTCCGGCAGCATGTTCAGAGCCTTCGCCTTCTGCACGACGGCATCCGAGCTGATCGTTTTTCCCGCGCCAGGATATCTCTGGGAGAACTGGTCTCTCGACATCTGCACGCGGTCTCTCTGGATGGCGGCAGACTGGGCGGCTATCTCCTTCTGCGCCTCTATTCTCCACCTGGCGATGCGCTCACGAGACTCTCTCGCCGCAGCCTGCGTCTCCTGGTTCATCGCTTGTGGTGTCGTGGTCGTTAATTGCCCATTCCCCCCGGGAGCGTTAACGGGCGCGGACTGGTCGCCTCTGAGCACATACCACGCTCCCGTGCGGGCGTCCTGTTTATAAGTAGCCTTTTCACCCTTCTTCTTGGCGATGACTGGTAGACCAAGCTCCCTCAAATCCGCAACGGTCCGAGCATTCCCGGGGTCGTCCGGGTCGAACTCTTCGAGGTCGTTGATGACGGAGGCGACGGCGCGACGGCGTTGATCGAGGGCGCGGGCCCTGTCGGCTTCCTCCTTCCTACGCTGCTCCGTGTCCCGGTAGGTCGGCATATCCCGCTGGTTCGCAGCCTGCGCTCGTTTCAATTCCAGCTCGGCTTCGTTCTGCTCGCTCTCCTGGCTCATCTTCGATATCCCGGCCTGGCGCGCGATGTCCCGATTGTGGGCGATCTGTTCATCTGCCGCCGGGTTCAGGAGCCCCATAAGAGCGTTACTCAGCCTCTGGCCTATCAAGTTCCCCAGGGAATCGGACGGTCGTACAGGCTGGCCCGCCATCGCAAGCGCAGACATCCCGCGACCGTTCACGTCCACGACCCCCTGGCTCATAAGCTGCTGCAATCGCTCGGTCGGGTTCAGCGGGTTCGCTTCCCCCGGTGTTCCTGTGACGAGTCGAGGGCGCGTTGCTGCGTAAGTCGGACGAGGAGAAACCGTCTCCTGCTCAAGTGCTGGGTCTACGTCGAAGACCGGAGGGGCATAGGTCGGGTAATCCGTACGGGGTGCTGTGGTATCATCTTCTGCCGTATAAGTGTAGCTAGGCACGATGCGCGGCAGTGGCACGTAGCTTGGGCCTCTTCTTCTATGCTGTGTAGATGTCATATCTTTACCTCATGCGCTCCAAAGACCCCATTACGCTGCCAATAATGGCTTACCCCTCAGCCAACCTTCTGCAAATCCCTAACCTGTTGTTCAAGGTGGGCGCAACGCTCTTCACACTTCTCGTTATCTGTGTGTAGCTGCCTGTTCTCATCCTTGAGCCCCTGCACGTCAACCTTCAAACCTTCGATGGTTTCCTTGTAGACCTTCAGGACAAATGTGACTTCCTCCAAGTTAAGTTTTCGTGTCTCGCCCGCCGTCATCAACTCATCAACTCTGGTCTTAGCTTTTTCTGTACGCCTCCGCTCAACATACTTATCAGCGAGGTCGAGAAGCTTAACCAGCACGGTGCTACCCAAAACGGCGAGGAGAAGTTGCCATGTAGGGCTCACGTCGTTTTCCGCCCCAGTCTGAGGTAAAGCCACGCGGATTGAAGTGCCGCCACCGCGATCGTGGGCGATGCCGTTGAGCGTGGCGCTCCGATAAAGAGTAGCAGGGCGATAGTCGCCCACATCACTGCCGCCCAAAACGACGCCCACTTTTTCGCCCTGACGAATACTCCCAAAGCTACCGCCACCTGCCAGAGCCCAACAACCAAAGCGATCAAGCCGTACCAGTGCAAAGCGGCGTAGCGCTCCATTACGGCGTAAGCAGGCGTTGGGTAGTCACTAAGAACAAGAAACCAGAACGCCCACAACAGCGAGAGAAGGCAGTTCGCATACTCTGCAATCTCACAGCGATAGTTAAATCCCGCTTCAGCCTGCGATCTGAATGCACACCTGCCAAAGAAGGTTTTCAGCCCCATAAGTTCAAACGCCCAGTCTGTAATAACCGCTGTCATGCGCTGACCCCTTTTCTCGTCCGAGGGAGATGCGCGCTCTTTATTCTCACAGGGCGAATTGCCCCTGACCTGTGAGATATGCTAATAGCTTTGTGCCGCATCACTGGTAGCCTCAGTGGTGTGTGCCGGTGAAGGCTTTCGGGCCTTCGTCGTGAGGCTCGGCGGGGTGTTTGCTGCATCCCGTCGGGCCGCTCCATTTTTCCTACCAATACGCAGGCAAGCCTTATTGACCGCCTAGCGCGAAATAACCTTCTGGCCTTTATCCAGAAGGTCTAAGTTTTCAACGCCTCTTGCTCTCTTTCTCGCTTAACAAGTAATTTTCCCTTCATAATCAGTCTGTAAACGTCCTCATTCTGACACAGGCATTTAAGCGCCTCATGAATCTCAAGTGACTCAAGGTTTCGGCCAGCAAGCAAGGCCGCGCTATTACTGATCGTATCAATGAGACCGGTGCTTATCCCTTCGTCAGACGATGCCTCAACATCAGCGCGAACTCTACGCTTGCACTTCATCTTTTCTCTCTTGATCTCCTTAACCCGCGAAGAAACATTTGCATTTCTTCGTGCCTCATCCATCGCCGCACTCGCTTGATCGCGCTCTTCATGTAAGCCCTTTGCAGTCCCTCTGGCGCGGTGTCAAAAGGCGGATAGGGCGCGTATGGGCCGTCCTGATAAGCCCGCAACGCTTCTGCTCGTACCCGCTCCATGAAGGACTTCATATTCAACCTACTAGCGTAGCGCCACACCAACCAAACCGTTGTCGCTTCGTATCATCCAAAACGGCCAGGGGGCAGGGACACTCCCCCACCCCGGCCAGCCTAGCTTGGGTATCCAAAGAACTCTTTCAACCGCAGTGGTTGAAGGCAGACTCTAAAATCTGCATTGAAATAGTTAGTTATCAAACTCTTGATTCTAGGGCGGCAATTCCAAGATTCGCCGCCCTCTTTCTTTGTAGTAGAACCGCCCCTCTCATTTACTTCGCCCCGGCCTCTTCACTTCTGGATTGCCTTCTTAGCTTCGCTCGGCGAGATTTCGGCCAAGGCCGTGATCTGCGCCGCCGCCTTTCCCTTATCCGCCATACCCTGTCCGATGATGTATGCGACAATCGGTGAAAGGATTGTGCCGACCGATACGGGGTCAAGCTCTAGCCCGTATCGCGCGGCGAGCGCGACGATCACACCGGCAATCATGGCGATGGCCTTTTTCGAGGTTACGAGCTGTTTGATTAAATTAAGCATCTTTATCCCTTCTTCCTCAGTTCCTTATTGACCTCTCGAATCGTCACCTCGTCAATCTCACCCGTGACGACTAATCTGTGCGTGACCTGAAATGTTCGGATGGCGAATTTCAAGTCACTATCCATTCCACGACCTTGAGCGTTCTCGGGCAGGTAGCCCAAACTGACCAGTGCGTTTCTGAGGTCGCGGTATTCGTCATGTGCTATTGGTGGCGATTGCAGCCCCTCTGCCGTGTTTTCTTTCCCCTCCGGTGCTTGGGTGTCTAGATTCATAAGAGGCCCTTAAAACGACAAAAACCGACTCGAAGATAAAGTCCTTTTCAAGACTTCGCTTCGGTCGGTCGCATTACGCAACGCCACGGCCCATTCGGGCCAGAACCGTTAGGTTAGATTGTCATCTGAATTAGCTATACGTCGGAGTCGAACCGACTTGTTTTTCTACCAAGACTAATCACGAATCGAACGTGAACAGCAGGAAGCCCCGAAGGTATTCCCCGTTGTGCGCCGCCAACTGGCATAGCCATTCAGACTTTCAAAGCAGGATGTTTCGCACACCCTGCGGAAGCGTTTCGCGCTTGGCTCTAAGCCGCGCGCTCATTCTGATCAGATTGCATTGTACTACAATTCTCTTCCATTTCATCTAATAAATCCGCTATCTTGCGATGATCTTCTGCCGTCAAGGGTGTGGCGTGAATTTCCTTTCCATGTGACGCCGTGCTGCGGCTCTTGCCGATGTCCAGCAATAAAGCAATCGGATACTGACAGCAGGCGCATAGTAGCGACGGCCCCTTGCTGCGCTGTACAACCCTTGTATGCGAGAGTTCTAATACCACTTGCTCTTTATCTGTAGTATCAGCCATCAATCACCGTCGCCTTTATCACGTCCAACTCTGGCCGCAGCCTCTTCATTATCTTCGCATCTGGAACCTCAATGTGTATGATCTGAAGCGATTCAAACTCATTAGTTGATTCGTGCTCGGTTTTCTTCTCTTCAATCCACTCAGGGTTATCCTCAGAGGCGCATTCGTCAGTAACTTCCAGCGCTTCCGGCCCATACTCACCGGAATATCTTTCTTTGCGTTGTCCAAATAGTACGAATAGCTTCATCTTTCTCTCCTTTAGCTCCCGGCCCCTCCGTCTCGTGGAAAAACCGACTAAAACGGCCCGTCGTCAGACGAATCTTCAGGCTCCCACTCTAGTAAACTTTCAGGGTCGCCGCAGTCATAACAAGCATCGCCTACTTCACCAAAGCCATGCCAGTCGCAATTATGACAATGCATCTCTACTATCCTGTGGCCCGCGCTTTCTTCAAGCTTCGCATCTTCTTCCGCTCTCGTCTCTTCGTAGACTTGCCGGAACTCAGGGTCTTTCAATTCTTCATTCAAGAAATCATCTAATCTCATTTCTCTTTCCCCCTTCCAAGAGCGCACAAGCGCCGATCACAAACTTTGAACTTCGATGATCACTCGATACTTTCTTTTGCCGATAGCCTCTTGCTTATATTCAAACTTGATTTGGGGCGAGCCGTCATCAATGCCGATGAGCCGGGCAACCTCATCGCGGATATGCTTGAAGCTTCCTGCGAGGTTGTCATCATCTAAAAGATTCGGGCCGATACGAGTTAATGTCACAACGCACGGAAGCGTAACCTTGCGGCCTCTGTATGCATTGAGCCATTCAACCTTAACTTCTCGTTGCTGTCTCAACTTACGATTGAGCCGCCCTATCCAGCCATCTCTAGAGTTAAGTTCGCTGACAGTCCGAATGGGAAGATCAAGTTTTAAAGTTGTCATTAAGCTTGTCCCGCCTCAACAGTCAATCAGGAATATTCATCTCGAATGGAACATGCATGGCCCGTTGCGTGGGAAATGTTTATCTATATCTTTCTTGCTCATGCCGTTCGCCCCTCAAATCTTCCTCCGGTTAGACCGCTGCCATTCCCCCGCGATTCTCGGGCGGCTCATCCCGCCAGCAATCTCTCCCCTTAATGTCCCTGCGCGAGCGTGGATAGATAGAACTCGCGCCCTTACAACGCGGCGTTTTATCTTCGCAGTGATACCAGGCATGGCTATGTAAATCTCGGTGAACTTCTCTATGGCATTTACTGCAAATCACGATTCCCCAACTCATTGTGTGCTTCCTCCTAAGCTGCTTTACGCCTAGCTACTAATCGCCAGCACCTATCCTCGCCTCTCATGTAAGGCTTGACCTTCCCACCGCCATACAAGACCGCCAGGGCATTTGAAAGCGCGTCCTCTGCCCTTGCCCTCTGTCCGTATTTCTTAATCAATCCTGAGCGCTGTAAGACCTCTTCAGTGGTACATGCGCCAAGCCTTATCGCCGATAAAGTCATGTCGGTATCCTTTGCGGGCTGAATGCCTAAGACCTCATCAAGTTGTGATAAGAGAATGTCTATTCTGAGTTCTATCTCGGGTGTCATTGGTTGCTCTCCGCCGTTCTCTCAAATCAATTTGATAATGCTGATAGCGCGGCTTGAACCATTAGCGTTTCGTGTTAAAATGGCTCCGCTATGAACGATGCCCTCAGAGCCCTATTCGTACTGGAATACAGCGTAGAGCAAGACGCCTTCCACATTTCCACCTTGGGTGACATTTTGGCGTCGAATCTCCGCAAGCTCGCCTCGCTCAAGTCTGCCGATTACATGATGCTCGCCATCACCGAAACTTACGATGAAGCCAGCCAGGCCGCCGCTAAATTGAGATTCCGGGTAGATCAATTGATCGCCTCAGACCGTAATAGAAGAGCGGAGAGAATCAGAGAAGATCTCGGCGTCTCTCTTGATTTTAACGACCTGCACGACCCGTCTCTCTGGAAATAAACATTTTCAGCCGGTAAAGACGCTTGAGCCTTATGGGTTTTAATGTCCTTCAAGGTAACGTCCTCAAAGGGCATACCCTTTGATTCTTCCTTCAAATCATCTTCTGTGAAAACGATAGTCATTTCGTCAACTCCTTCACACCAGTACAGGAAACACATTCGTAGATATGAAAGCAGTTACGACAGACCATTTTATTCATACTGAGCACGCCTGATTTCTCCCCGCAGCTCGGGCACATTTCATTCGTTTCGAGCGGAGCATTGCAGACTTCGCCAGCCGTCCAGCCTTCGACCGTATTCGCTTCCCGGCCACAGGATGAGCAGCGCAAGGGCTGTCCGACATTATCCTTAAACGGTTCAACTTCTACGGGCTTGCTTCCGATCATCCGTAGAGCTGCGCGCATGACGGCAGCTTGATCGAAGGTGACACCCCGCTTGCGCTCCGGTTCTGCGCCAGGCTCATGCCTGCATCCCGGCCTCACAGAGCCATCCGGCATCCGCTCCATACCCGTCCCGAAGCATTTCCGGCACGTACCCGATGCGTGCTCGGGCAGTAAACGAGTCTCGTCAATCTCGCTGTATAAGTCTTTGATCTTTAGCCATTCGACTGCCAAATCGTTCGGCGTGATGATCTGGCGCTCTTTACCCTGCCCACGCCTTTCGCTCTCGCGTTGCTGGGCTGAGCGGTAGCAATCTGAATATCTTTCCGGCGGTGTGCCCGCGTCCGAAAGGATTTCAAACCACGTCAGGATGGCGATATCCTGCTCATTCTCAGGCAAACGATTCCAGCCCATCGCGGCGCGCGACTTGTCAATCAGCATACTCAAGACGGCTGCCGTTTCCTGGTCAGGCACGTTTGGGATATTTGCTGAAGTCTCGCGTGATGGGTGGTTTCGTGTAGGTGTTTGCAGGTTTTTCATTTCCGTTCCTTTCGCCGCTGTCTCTAACTTTCCAGCTACCGATTTCTTTTTTGACCGTTAGCCACGAAACGCGCGACTTTCGCCAGTGGTCAGGGTCTTTCAACTCGTCAAGGAAATCTCGTAAGCACTTGATTGATTCGTCCGCGTTGTAACCGTTCGTGAGTAGCCACCTGACCGCATCGCCTTGCGCTTTGCCGTCCGAGATGGCCCCGGTTTGCTTTGCCAATTCCTTCATCATTCGCTGATGATCGCTTTCGGGTGATGCCCGACCATTGGGCGCGTCAGCGCCAGTGTTTTTAAGTTCTTTAGTAATTAAATTATTACTATCCTTGGTGGGTACGGAAGGGGGGACATTATGTCCTCTTTTATCGGCAGAAATGTCCCCTTTTACGGCATCAAATGTCCCCTTTTCTGTTGGAAATGTCACCTTTTCCGCATCCGATAAGGTGACATTATGTCCTCTTTTATCGGACTCAATGGGGACATTATGTCCTGTTTTATAAGTGAAGGTGAACGAGTGCCAGTTGCCTCGTCCGCGACCTCTGGCGATGGTAAGTTCACCAGATTCTTCGATCTTGTCCAGCAGTCTCTTGATCTGGCGTACGTCCAGCCCCGTGTAGTCTGCGAGGATGCTAAGCCCAAGTTCCACGGTGTCGGAGTCTTGCAGTTCTTCTGCTATAGCGAGCATTACAAGGCGCGCACCGCCTTTGTGCGTCGAGTATTTCCAGACAAATTCCCGAGCCTTGTCGCTCACTTACGCCTGCTTTCTGTCAAGTACGGTGAAGGGTTTGGTTAACTGCGAGCCGTAGCCATGCTCGCTGAGTTTTCGGGTAAGCACATTGCAGAGTCCGACCATCTGGCGAACAACGACCGGGTTTTTCCAGTCGGTTAATTCGGTTTCGATGATGCGCTTTGAAGTGTGGAAATATCCGGTCTGGCTTTGCCCGCCAAGCCCTTTATGAACCTCGTTCTGTTCTTCCGTGAGCGTCTGGCCGTGCATGTGCATATCGGCCTGTTTGAGTGTTATAGGCTTAGCGAGAAACTGCGCGGTGAAGGAACTAACCGGCTTATCTTTTAACCTCTGAACGGGGAGTCTCAAGGCTACGGCAATCTTCGCCTCTTCTATTCCGAGCTGAGATGCGCGCTGGCGTATCTGCTTGACCTGGTAGGATGAGTAGCGCACGCCATGCTCGGCATTAGCAGCGACGGCTTCAAGAAAAAATTCCTGATCACTGCCCATGTCAACCAGCACGGCGCTGATCTTCTTACGCCCGGCTTTTCGATGCGCGCGGGCGCGGTGTTCACCGTCAACGATTGTCATCGTCTTCCGGTCAACTTTGATCGGAGGGAATTTACTGCCCCCGAGAAGTGCCTGCGTGTAGTTCTCCACCGCCACCATGTCAACGGCGTGGCGTGGATAGAGATATGAATTCGCCTTCAGATCGTTTAATTCAAGGACTACAGCCTCTTCCGTCATATCAAACCTCCTGCCCAAACAACACAAAAGCCCGCACCGTTTGGGCGCTATGTTGCACAAATCTTGCGACGGACTTGTGGACACAGACGCCCGCAACGATGCAGGCTTTTCTATTAAGATTTGTGCAGACCTTCTCCGAAAACAAGAAAGCCCACAAGTCCGTCGCAATTCCAATCACAGCACAAAACACTTTCTCGTGGCTGATTATTTACGATCTGTTTTAGCGACAACCGATTCAATCTCAGCTTGGGCCTTCTTAATGATCTTGTTGATTGCCTCGGCAACCTGCATACTGGCCGCGTAGCTGCGCCTATCCATGCAACCTAAGCCTGTGAGCCCGATCTCTCGGCCCATCTTCACGTCATGATCGCTCAGCCTGATTGCTTCTTTCAGAAAATCAATCCGACTTGTTGTTCCCGTTACTGCGTTCATTTCTCCCTCTCACCGCTCTCACTAAATTAATCGTGTACCTACAAGCGTAATGCTCATTACCTTCTTTCATCAAAATATCGGCGGAGACCCCCTCGCCTTCAGGCGGGGAAGGAAGCCGCAGCCTTATTAGCCCGCGCTTTCAAGCGGGCGTTCAAGTTGCGATGCCGTAAACTTCCAAGAGCACCCTAAACACCGCCCCTCATTCGCCTCCAACTGATGCGACTGCACAACCTCGTTACAGTCAACACAGTTACCGAGTCGAGCGTTAACAACTTGCTCTCGTCGTTGCCCACACGCTACGCACCCCGGCGTGTACTCACCCGGATGTGCCCGACACAAAGGACACCTCCAAATAGCCATCTCACCCTCCTTTCGCTAGTTGCAACTGTTCAAAAGCCAGCGTCTCTTGGCCCGGCAACTCGTTCGCTACGCGGCTGAGGCGCGTCGCTGCTATCTCACACGCGCGCTCGTTGCGGTCAATGCCGACGGCCTCGAACCCAAGCTCTCGACAGGCGCGCAAACTGCGCCCACTACCGATGCTGGGGTCAAGAATCACCTGCCCCGGCTTGGCGTACTTTTGCAGAATCCAACGATAGAGGGCCTTGGGTTTTTGCCCCAGATACAAGCGCGGCTCTTTGTTGCGCATGTCCTGCTGAAGCATCCCGTTCCACTTGAAGCGGAATATGCGTGCGGCCTTATCGAATGAGCACCATGCTATCTCGGCATCTGCGAAAGGCGTGCCCACGTTGTCCTTATCCCAGATAATCCAACACGGCGAGGGCCTCAAAAATTGCGTGTAATAGTTGCCGCCCCAAATTATTTGATTCTTAGTCACGCGAAAGAGGGCGTCGAAATGCGATTGCTCCCAGGGCTCTTTGTCATACTCGTTCAACTCGTAGTGGCTGGCCTTCGGGAGCTTCCGACCACCTTCGATTTTTGAGCCGCGCCCGATGCCGCGCGTGGCGTTGCGCGCTCCGGTTTCGCCGATTCCATAAGGCGGGTCGGCTATTGCTAATCCAAAGTGTCTCACGGGATACAGGGGCAACACGTCGCGGCAATCGCCGTGATAAATCCTGATTCCGCTTTCGTCGTAATAAGGCTGCATGATAACTACGCAAGAGAAACCGTCGCGTTTCTAACGCGGGGAGGCTTCATCATCTGACGAATACCCAGACATAAGCCTTGATCGAATGCTCTATGAAAGACCTTTTGACGGGCCGCTCGCTTTCCTCTTTACGCCTTGTCATAAAGATGTCGGCCCAAGCCGAATTTCGCCGCAGCTCTACGAAGCGCCATTGATTCGGAATTTGAGAACGGGTCGCCGTAGCCTGATTTGTCGTCCTCTTCTGAGCCCCTGGCCCCCTAAGTATTCAGAGTAAGCGGGAGGCACAGCCTGGGCCAGTTCATACGAGCGCATCCAAGGAATGCCCATCGCTTCACCCCACTGGCTCTTCCCTGTCTCGTGGCCGTAGACGCGGTAGTAATAGCCGCCGTCACCTTGTTTCCTGATACCAGTTCCTTTGTGCTTAGGATGAACCGGCGAAAAGAATGTGATGTTGGACTCGAAAAAGCGGTGGCGAGTAACACGTAACCCGAACATTTCACCGCACAGCATCACAGGGTTCAAAAGCGGCGAGCCTTGTACGTTCTCAATGATGTAAGGCACGCCGGCGCTTATTAAAAGCCGGCGAGTGTCGTCTATTAAATCAGGGTGCTTTGAGCGGTCTGTTAAGCCATGATTGAGCATCCCTGTGTATATTTGGCACGGGGGCGAGGCCCAAATGAAATCGAAGCCGGACAAGTCGAAAGTAAGAGCGTCGGCGCAGATAAATTCATCGCCGCAATAGCGCGGCTGTGGTTCTATATCTACACCTGTTACATGAAAGCCCGCGCGCTGTAATCCCTTAGTTGCGCCGCCTGCTTTACAGAAGAGGTCTAATGCTTTTGGTTTAGTAATCATTCGAGTTATCTGAGATTCAAATGTTTAAAGATTCGGCAATCGCCGTCCGTCCCTTGAAATCCTTTCCTCTTCCCTTCGCCCCCAGGTGGAAACGGAACTGTTAAAAAGGGCGCACTACTCAGGAGGAGTCAGGAAGTACGCCCTACCGTGCTTTCCCCGGCGCGCAACTCTGAAAATCTACGATTTAACCTTTCGTGTAACGACTGCTTGGATATACCGAGAAGCCTCGCCGCCTCCGCTTTATTTCCTTCCGATTCCGTTAAAGCCTTCTCTATCCATTTGGCCTCAACTCTATGCAACTCTTCTTCAAGGCTGAACTTTGACCAGCGCGTATCCCTGACTTCCGCCAGGTTTCTTTCATCATTGATTGAGCGGAATATTTGCTCGGCACGGTCAAGGTGTTCTCTGGCTTCATCGGTCAATCCCATCTGAAGCAGTAGCCCGCCGATGTTGTTTTCGACCGCGCCCTGATACTGAAGGTGTCCAGCGAGTTCAAAGCAGACCGCCGCACCTGAGTAGGACATGCGGGCCTCTGCAAAGCGCCCAAGTCTCTTTTGATTGATAGCTGTCCCGTTGAGGTGAAGCCCTTCAGTTAAAGGCGTCTGAATGAAAGGTCGTGCTTGTGCGTAGTATTCAAGGGCGGATTCATATCTCTTTGAGTCGCTTTCCATCACGCCCCTGTCCATTAGTGCGATGGCGCGACTGTCCCCGGCGGGGTAAAGAGGTATTGCCATCTCAAGCAAAGCCAGTGCATCGTCGAAGCTTTTATCTTTGTAGTAGGTGAGTGCTAGCTGGTGAAGGGCTTCGGCCTCTTTATCCTTTAGTTCGTATGCTCTGAATATCTCAACGGCCTCCGTCAGCAAGTCCCGCGCCCTTTCCTGCACATCTGACAGGCCTCTCTTTGCACCGATCTTTGACGAGAGAGAACCGATACGGAGCAGTACTTCGCCCTGTATCGGCTTCTCAACGCTCATGCGGGGACGGATGCCTAAACCGCGCCACAAGCCCCCCAGGGCGCGTTTGGCATCTTCTAAACGCCCCCGCAACTCAAGTTCTCTGGCCTGTACGCATACGGACTTACATGTTTCGGTGTTGTAGTTCATAATGCACGCGTCAAGATTTCTTGACCACTTTCATGAAAGGAACAGAACAGATGAAAAAACTACTCACGGCGACAGTCTTCGCCCTGGCGCTCGCGCTTCCCGCTTGGGCGGGAGATATACAAACGACGGGGGATGAGCCTCCTCCTCCGCCTGAACCGACGCAATCCAGCACGTCAACCAATTCGTCTTTTGACTGGCTGCTCATGTTTGACATTCTCTTCTAGTTAAGAAGCGCGGCAAGTACAGTCCCACCTATCGCCCGCCGCGCTCCCCTTATCGCGTCCCATTCCGACGCGAATCAACAGACTCGACATTCAGGGAACTTAAATACTGCTCGACCTCGCTGATAACCAAGCTGCCCAAAGCTCTCAACTCGTCTACGGGCTTATCCAGCGCGTTGGCGTCCATCAGATCAGCCAAGCGGCGGTTGATGGAGAGGATTTGCAAGTCCGGGCTTTCGGAGCACGTTTGCTGCGGTTCACGCCAGCCCCTAAAGTTGGTTTGAGTCAGAGAATCAATCGCTATGAAAACTGACGGAGCGTTAAGACAGAGCCATCCCATGATGCGGTGATAGTGATAAACGAATCCGTCCAGGTCGTCCGAAGGGTTTAGTTCCCGCGACAGTGTTGCCTCATTCAGGTTGAGGTCGTCGCACATATCAACCTGCTTCACGCCTGCGCTGTCGAATAAGAGCCGCACGGAGCGTTTAGTATTGAACTTATTGACGACGTAGAACTGGCGGGCTGTCTGTTTCAAAGTAAATTTCCTTATCAAAGGTTTACTGGACTAATTTAATTTCGGTGCTACTCTTCACTTTGTAGGGAAGCCGGGTCTTTGACAAAAAACTGGTTAAGGTGAAACGCAAGCGCGTTATTTTATGAAGCGGAATGCGACGCCCCTCCACTATGACTTACGCGGCGGCGGCGGCTGATGCGGGTCGCTCATCATGTATTTAATCCCCCTTTCCTTTGTCGTTGCTGTTCGCTGTGTTTATGCATTGCTTCCCACACCTTCTTCTTCATTTCGACTTCCTTCTTCCGTCTGCGCCGATGTTCAATACGCCCATCCAACCAGTTGACGAAGATGTAGAGGATTGCCGCGCAACCGTAGATTTGTAGAAGGGGTATTGGGATTATCCAGTCCATGCTTGAATCGAACCAACGTGGAATTGAAACGAAGGCCATCATTGCCGGGCGGCTGGACTCGCAGAACATCGCCCTGCTTATCCCTGCGGCATGGAGCCACAGTTGCCGCCCGTGTGTGATGGGGAATTACGCTCTTGCGGCCCCATCGCAAACTAAAAGTTAGGGTAGGGCTGCTACCCGACCGACTAGCGCCACACGTTGCCATTTCAGGACGGTGGCCTCTGTGGTGGCTCGCTGAATTAACTGCGTCTCGCAGCCCATAACTGATATTTGACAAAGAGCGATTAAATCTCGTCGGGCCACTCTTCTTCTTGGAAGTCCACGCCTAAGCCTTGCCGCTGCGTTTCGCTGGCGCGCTCCATCCATAGCTGCGCGGATAGCCTTACCACTTCAAAGCGGAGTGATTCTTCGCGTTGCTTCAACCGCCCACAATGCCAACTCATTACGGCGATGGCTGAAACCAGAAGTGCTGTGATGACGGCGAATAAGATTTCCATGTAGCACCTTGAGCTTCGCTTCCCCCGTAGCGATAAAAAGATTGATTGCTGGTAAGACATTGACTTTGATAACGAACCCTTGCCGTTCCGCTCGAGATAGGCGCTCGCTTTCAGCGAGACGCGGGTTTTTGAATGTTGGCTATAAGCTTAGTCCGCTGAAGAAAGTTGTTAATGTGGTAAACAAACGGCGCGCATCCTTTGCGCCTCGCCATGACCCAGTTATCAATAACGCCCATGACTTTTATTTTGCCTAGACTGTCCTCGAAGACTGCGCCGGGAACAACGGTTGGTTTTCGTGCTTCAATTTCCGGGTCTGGCATGATTATCCTTTTTAAATCAGTTAGGGCGCACTCCCCCGGCTGACCTTTGATTTCGGATATGGGGGAGAATGAAGAATGATGTTCACGCTGCTAGTCGCTTTTCCTCTTCGGGGTCAGCCAGAGGTCTTCCAACGGCTGAGACAGGCACGCCCAAGTAATCCGCAAATCTCTTCCTGATTTGTGGGTAAACAAATGGGGCGCGGCGATTCACTACACGACTGATTTTTGTTGGCGTGGCCCTCTCGGCTTTCCACTTGCGCGCCAACTTCACAAAATTGTCGCCGTTGAGGATGACCGCCGCCTTGATTTCCTCCGGCGTAAGAACCTTGCCGTTCAGTGGTGAAAGTGGCATAGTTGCTCCTTTGTCTAGCCTGCTTTTGCAGGTGTAATATAAGGATAACTTAACTAGGTTAAGTATGTCAAGAGAAAAGTCTGCCCCACCGAAGGGAGAGGTAAAACACCGTGGCCCGAAGTCTGAGCATCCCGAGCCAAAAGTAGGATCATTACCTTGGAAGATTAGACAGAAGAGAAGGAAAGACGGGCTTAGTACTGGCGACTTAGGTAAAAAGATAGGCGTCTCAGGCGTATCTATATCCAAGATTGAAACCGGGCGAACCCATATTAGCGAGTCCACTATGTGGACTGTTATAAAAATCGTTCAAGCGTTGAATACTGATTTTAATGAGCCTGTGGTGCGTGAGCACTTACAAGAATGGATACCCCGCTTAGACGATGTATGGCGGATAGTGGAATATGGGCCGCACGACTTCGGAAAGCCAGAACAAGACACCGCAGAATACCCGCCAATGCCGCCGCAAACGCGCAGCCGATCAATGCACGCTGGCCTGGTGGGGACGGGTGGGACTAAAGGCGAGCCCGTAAACATCAACGAAGAGGAAATGAAAGATTTTCATGCCGTTATTCAACACGCCCGCACAGACCAAAAAAGGCGTGGCGTTTCTGCGAAAGTCAGTAAGAAAAGAGGCGGGAAATGATCTGCATGGCTAAAAGATTCCGGCAAATAAGAAGGGGCTGGAATAAGAGGCCGTTAACAGAGAAAGACTTTTGGGCGTTGTGCAAGCAGTATGGAATTGATATTGTTGAGGACGACACTAAGCACATGAAATGGCCAGGCATCTATACGGTGATTGACGATGTGCCAACTATTATCTTAAAGGCCAACCTGAAGGGCTTAGAGCGCCTGTGGGCAATGTTCCACGAATTAGGCCATCATCTTTTGCATACACCCGAAACTTGCTTTTTCTCTGATAGCACAGTCCATAAGGTACAATCGGAAGCCAACGCTTTCGCCGCCATTGCGTTGATTCCTGAAAAGGTAGTAAGACAAACGCCTCTATGGGAACTTTATGATGTGGATGAGTTCGCAGTTAAGCTATTTCAAATCAGATTAGAGGTGTATGAACAGTACAAAATGTAATCTTAACGAAGGGAGGGCATGACAAGTGGTTAGGCCAGGCTGCTTGTGGTGTGACAGAGAATTAACAGAGGAAGAGTTCAAGCTTAGCAATCTATGCGATGAATGCGAGAAGGTTTCTGAGGGGATTCCAGGGATGTCCAAAGAGCAACTTGATACCCTGCCCTTTGGGGTCGTCCACTTAGACCGGGACGGCAAAGTCCTAGCGTTCAACCACGCAGAGAAGAGATTATCAGGTTTGCCGGAGCGAGAATACATCGGTCGCAATTTTTTCACCGAGATCGCGCCGTGCTCAGACGTTCAGGACTTTAAAGGAAGGTTCACCGAGTTCCTAAACGGAAACCATCTTTCCGAGCGCTTCGATTTCGCCTACCGATTCAGGGCGTATACCGTAGACGTTCAGATTACTTTTCTGCGGGTTAATCAGCAGATGGCCTTTGTGTTGAGTAGGCGGGTTCAAAGGTAAAGCGTTTGAGATTCGTAAGACGTAAGGGAGTCCCATACTGATAGAAAGGCCGCACCAATGCCACTCAAAGATTTACTCAAGCAATCCCCGGAAACCTTTCCAATTTCCGACGAAGATGAATTGAGCGTCAACTTGTGGACAAATGAGTTCATCTTTGAAGTCAGGTACGCACCAAACGCCCGCATCTTAGACCATCGCGGGAAATGGGCGGAACTTATCTCAAATCACATGGGATTCAAGCACTGGCAGATAATTGAAAACCGCATTGATGTCTTTTCGGAAGACCAGAAATCACGCGCCTTTGTGGGACACGACCGCGCTGGATACGTTCTTATTGACAGTCCTGGCAAAAGGTATTTTCAAGGGCAGACTGAGAAGCTTCTAAGGTATCTATTTAGATTAACCGAGTTTGGGGGTAGATTGAAAACAGAGCGCATTGGCGTGCGTTGCCGATTTGGGGTTAGATACGATGGGACATTTGATGAGCTATGCGAAAGAACGGCATCCCAATACATTTCAATCCCACAATCGACGCGCGCTGCCTTTGGCGAAAGCGCCCGCTTGAAAGACATAGGTATAGCGCTAAATTATGCCGATGAAATGGGCCGCTTTAATACTAATTGCGGCCCCATGACAAAAGCCGAGCTGGCGCAATTCTTTCAAAGGGACACAGAGAACCCGCCCCCCGAGGTGGGCTTCTACTTCGACATTGATTATTTCGTCAGACCCAAAGTCGAAATGATGGGAATTGAAATTATTCATAAAGTAATGAGGTTCTCAGATCAAAGCGTTAAGCGTTTTCAGTCGGTGCTTGAAATTTTAAATGGGGATACCCTTGATCGAAAGGCCCCTATTGAGCGATAGGGGCATGAGGGTTGAAAGTGCATAGGGAAAGTCTATGGTGACTAGAGTATGGGCTCATCCTCGCGCAGAAAAAGAACGGCTCAAGCCTCAAGGCTGGTAGCAGAGCAGAAAGCGCCGCCTCTCAGGGTTGCTGTAATCCGTCCTGAACAACCATCCGACTCCACGGAGTTTCCTGGCTCACGAGACATCCCTTCTGCGGCGCAATTCCTCAGGAGCGAGGACGCGACCACAGCGCCACCCATAACAAAAGACCCTGAGAAGATTGAAGCTCAAGGGCAAAGCCTCACGAGTGCCACACCCGCCGGTGCGCTCGTAAACTTTTTACAGGGTAATATCAAACCGGCAGCCTTTTCGCTAATCATACTTGTAGCTACAAGCTGGTTTGTATTTTGCATATGGATTCTTAAAAATGACAGTGATGCCGGGCGACTTGTTGATCGGGAAGGTTATAAACTGTATTCGTATAAAGTGCTGGCGGCGTCAGTTCTATTTTTGGTACTCATTGTACTGATTATTATTGTCTACATCGTTTTTACTGTGTTTGAAATTGTCCAGCAGAAACTCTTCCCACAAGACCCTAGTTAAAGCACCACTTCAGCCGGGTGATGAATTTCTTGAATTGCTCTATGGCTTCCTTATTGCCAGTTATGCTGACTATGTAATAAGAATTAAGCAGGCTCTTGTGTTCGGTTATCTCATATGAAATCCCTGCTAGGTCGCAGAAACAGCGTACCCTGCTTGTCACAAAGCGCCGAAACAAGCAAAACAATGAAAAGGCAAATCTAACTTTTACCTGTTCTGACATTCCTACCAACCCATAAAACCGTTATCTCGTCTTCTGAAACCTTTGCCTGTCTTGTACCATCTGTAATACACAGCCTGTTCCAAGCATGAAACAGACCGTTTTGCAGGCTGTTTTTGTTTCAGGCGTGAAACAACCACAGCCCGCCTAACTCCCATATACCCAAGCCGCTTTAAGGCATTGCAAATTTCCTTCCCCCATCTTATCAAAAATATTGCTTGCAAACCTAACTAAGTTAAGTTATACTGCTTTTGCACTTGCAACGAAGGGACAGCAAGAGGCCGATAGATTTAAAGATTTTTTCACTTTTCAGCTTATTGATTCTTACAGAGAGAACGATACCGGAAACAGTTTCTCAGGAGCGACCAAAGATGCTGACAACCACGACACTCCCCGGCATTCACTTTCAAGATCGCAACGCCATGACAGACCAGAGGGCAGTGGACTTCAAGCTCGATACAGGAGGGCGTGAGGGCTTCGAGGTTCGTCTTGATGGTGACTACCCGGCTACTCCGAAGTACACCATTGAAAAAAAGGTTGAAGTCGAATCCTATCTCGTCGGATGGGATGGCCGCAGGCGCTACCGGTTTGTTAAGTGGTATCGCGTGCTTGTTGACGGCAAGGCGGTCGCCTATGGACTGAAGAGGGCGAGTGCTTACAAGTTGGCGAAGGAGCTGGCGTGAGGGAGATTACGCTTTCTCAAGACAAGGTTGCTCGTCTCAACTTTCCGCAGGAGGCCAGATAGCGACGATGGTTGAAGCCCCTAATACACACCCTTTTGAAATCTACGTCGGCAGCCTAGCAGCGATGGAGATGGTTGCATTTCGCGGCGTAAAAGGTCTGAATCCTGACACGCACAGATGGCAAGTCGTCTCTAAGACCGCAACCTACCAAGTTATCAAGGATTTTGAGGTAGCAGATGAAGAAACGGACGAAAAATTTTGGTGCGCTTCCCTGTTCTGCGATCAAGACTTGCGCACTATAGCTAATGGGAAAAGTCTAATCATCCCATGATTTTAATAAGTTACTTGATTCACAGTGCTTGGAAAGATTCTGAATTGACGGGCTATCAAATGCCACTCGCTCAGAAGGAGGCCGCATGAGCGCAATCCTTGAAGTCGCACCCGAGGTCATCGCCAGCAAAGAACTCCACGCTGGCCCGTGTTGTGCGGATGGAATTCCCTGCCATACGTGGCTGCGGGAGTTTAGAAGTGAGTATAGAGACTTTCACGTTGGGCGAATTAAAGAAGCACGTAAGATCGAAGCGTTAAGCATTGATGAATCTTGGATGGAGACAGCATGATGTTCGCCCGCCGCTCACATCTTCGTGGTAAAGGCTTCAGCAAGCCGCGCACTCGCATGGCCTCGCGCCGCTATCACAAGCTCGATACGCGGAAGGGCTTGAAGGACAAGCGCGACAGGTTATTCAGCATCTTCATCCGTCTACGCGATGGCTCTTGTGTCCTCTGTGGTTCAACCTTAAATCTTGAAAGCATGAAGCGTTAAACCAAGCTATTTATTTTCTGTTCAACAGAGAGAGGGGCAGCAGATGACACGCACGAAACGAGTTGATGAAGATATCGAGAGACAACCAACTCTGGGATGCATCACCGCCGCCGAATACATCATTGACTTCGGGCAGATGGACGGTGTGAGTAGCGCGTTCAAAGAAAGCCTCGAAGATATGCCGTCCGAGCAGGATGCTATTCAGGCACTAGCAAGGCATATCAACAACGCTACAGGCACAAGTGAGCTGCTGGCAGCGCTGATCGGGGTTGTGGCTATAGCCGACCGCCGGACGGTCGAGTTTGACACTGCCCGCGCCGCAATCGCCAAATACCAGGGCAGCACTCAACCCGCCCGCAGCCGCCGAACAAGTTAACCGAATCTTGAGAGATGTTCGCGATGGCAAAGAAAACAAAAAGATTTGTGGTTGCCGACCTGGGCTTTATCTATCCCATCGTGCGCCCATACAAGCGCATCAGGAATTGGGGCGTCAAGGATACCGTGGAATGGCGAATAGTCGCATCAGGCAGTAAACCCTACTGCCAGGGAATCGCTAAGGCACTAGAGGCAGAGGCGCGCAGTTGAAAACCTGTGCGCTGGCTATCGCATACCTACCTCCATGGAAGAAGTTAAGGCGGCAGAAGAAGCGATGAAGGATGAGCCCGTGCGCGAGCTGCCGGAATCGCTGAAAGACCCCTACGCGATCATCAAGGCCCATCCTGAAGTGTTTGGTAAATAGATGAAACGAGCCAGCCCCACATCTCCACTTAATAATTTTGGCGTTACAGGCCAGCGCGGAGGCGGCGGCTACATAGAGGGCTGCTATCACTCTTGCGGAGGCAGGCGTAGGCACATAAAACGGGTAAGAGGATAGTGAGGTAAAGATGAAAGACCCTGACTATACAAATCTAATCACGCACAAGGAGTCCGATGCGTTCATTAGATGGACATGTCCCGAAGGTCATAAGCAAAAGGACTATACGCCAGTTGATAGCGTCGCCTATTGCATTGAGTGTAGGCGAGATTACCGCTGGTCGGAGATAACGAAATATAGCGGATTGATGACGGCAGAATGGTTGCTATAACCATGCTCTTCATCTTCATAGGAATAGCCTTGTTCTACCTGGCTTACATATCGAAAGGAGTCTTGATGAATAAGCTTGTCAATCTACTTCGTCGCCTGCTACGCCAGCCACAGGAGCGGCACACCGCCAATGTATTGCCTGTGCCGGGGAAGTGCGCGGATGAGCCCCAGGAGTGGAAAAAGAGAATCGCACGGATTCATGCATTGATCGAAGAGAGGAAAGCGGCGCAGAGACTCGCAGGGCAAGTAGTTGATCGTGATGCAGCCTGACGGGGGAGAGGAAATGGCTCAACGCATATCAGAAGAGAAGATAGCAGTTGTATACGAATTCTACGGCCCGTCTTACTACGGGAGGCGGAACAAGCGGCTTGCCCGTCCCGTCAGCAAGGCGGTCGCCAGACCTTGCGACCGCCTTGTCAACTTTTCAGGGCGTCGAACCGGCACACTCAAGCGGCATGAAATTAGGCGCTTCCTAGGCGGCTTATCATTCGACGGTTGGTTGGTTGATTGGGGAGATTATATATCCTGGACGAACAGTGATTATATGCAGCTTATCAACGCAGATGAGGTGCTCTCGTGATTGCGCCCTAAAGGGCGTCTTGGAAAGGGTGAATGGCTGCTAGCCCAAAACAACTTGAACTATTCAGAGACGGCTATACTCGGATTGAAGCTAACAGCGAGCAAAAGCATTCTGTTTTTCAGTTTGGCGCTGGCCGGGATTTCGTGGTGTTCAATGACCAGGAACTATCAATGGATGCGGTCACGGATGAGGATATTGACCTATGCGAGATAGAAGCGGGTTCACACTTCGCCTCTGCGGCATGGAGTTGTAATTGTAGCTGGTTTTTTATCATTACCGAGGACTCGATCTTGCTCTTTAACACTTATTCGACAAAAGGCTTTCGATGCAGAAAGAAGAGCGCAGCTTTTATTGAGGCGTTTCTTGATGCGCCATATAGCCTAAAGCGTCAAAACAGCAAGCGTCAAACTAAATCCGGCTCCCCTCTCGCCTTGTAGAGGGGCGGGAGGAAGAGAAATGACCAGTAGGGTCGAAGGAGTGAATGGTGACAGACAACAATGATCTTCTGAGCCCACAGGGACTCGAAACGCTCTACAGCGTGAATGAGATTCTGTGCCAGCGATTCTATGAGTTGGTAGTCGGTGAATGGCCGGAAGACGTGCTCCTTAACGCCGTTGGAATAACTGAGATTTTACTATTCCACTTCGGGCCGCTCATGACGGACGAAGAGGAAGCAGAGATGTTGGCGGGGTAAAATAGATGACATACGAACAGATCATCGCTGAAATCAATCTAGGCGAAGAGTCTGACTTTACTCTTCAGCAGGCCCATATGGTCATAAACAGGCTGAGGCGAGTGGGTATCTGGACGCGCGTTGAATTCATGGCGCACGGCCCTTACATCCGCGTTGAAATGGGGCGTCCTTCTGAGCAGTGGGATGTAGTTCTGGCACATTTCCCGTTGGCTGTTCATAAAGCAGCCAGCATGGCACTTGATAGGCTGCGGCGTGAGTTGTAAACGCCAGTTTGAGCGGTGAGTTTTAGGTAGAGGGACAGAGCCAATGCCAAAGAAAAAAGTTCCATTATTTCATTGCACCAAGCCCTGTAGAGACTGTCCTTATAGGACGGATGCCCCGCTACGGCTTTGGGCCCGAGAAGAGTTTGAAGGCGTGTTAGAGAGCGAAGGCGAACTTCTTGGCAGGGTCTACCAGTGCCACGGGAAAACGGGCAGCGTATGCGTCGGCTGGCTGATGAATCAAGATGAGAGAGGCTTCCCTTCGATTGCGCTGCGGGTAGCCTTGATGAGGCACGAAGTGACCAGAGACTACCTGGACTCGCTCAGGAGTCCAGCGCCTTTGTACAAGAGCGTGCAGGACATAGTACGAGCCAACTTTCCCGAGTTGCTGGGTTCGGATGCCGTGCCGGAGTTTCGCCTCATTGATCTACTCAATGCGATTGCCAGCTCTAAAATTTGACTCTGAAAATTCTTCTTATCGGAATTAAAGCGAGGTGTGCCCTGTACCAGTTGTGAAACAAGGGGCTTGCGGGTGTGAAACGAGGGGGCGTGAGAGGATTTGAGGCTGCTAATGGGACACTGTACAGAAGGTGAATAAGCGCATGATGGCGGTTCGCGTGCAGCCCCAGAGACACGTTGACATAGCTCTGTAGCGCCTTGAGAGGCACGCTACCCCGGCGCAGAGGAGGCACTGCTGCCGCGTTACCCCGGCACGAACCCCCTGGTGACTGCCGCACCGACCCGCCGTTGACACTGCTGACGTGCTCTTTGAAATCTGAATTACTCTTTACTTGCCGTGCTTGCACTTCCTCACTCCGCCGTCAGGGCCATTGGGATATTCCCAGCCCGAGCCTGCACACGCAGGACAGCTTTTAGCGGCCTCTGTGGGCTCTACAATCGCCTGATCGGGGAGTTCCCTGCCTTCCTCTCGGGCCTGGCGTTTATCTATCTTCCAGAGCCTTCTGCGGAGGTGTTCTGCAAGGAAAGCGGGCACACTTGATATGGTTGTTCGTGCTGCAGCAATCCTCAGTTCCGCGATAAGAACCTCGGCCAGTTCTTTCCACCGCTCCGCCTCGCCTGGGGAGAGTTCTTTACCTGTCAGTTCCCTGACGGCCTCTTTGAAGGCGCGGTTCATTTGGGCGAGCGCAGCGTCATCATCAACTTCGTTGTCTTTAAGAGATGTATTTAATTGTCCGGTAATTTTTGACCCCAGTACCGCAGTATTTTCTGCCGCAGTACTCCGGTACTCCGGTACTCCGGTATTACCGGAGTGGGATAGTATCCGATACTCGTCGCCGAGAGGGCTGTTGATGGAGGAGAGCCGTTCAATCCGGCCTTTAAGCTCAAGGCCGCGCAGGGCTGCCCTGACGGTCTTGTCCGACTTGTAGCCCGTGCGTTCCATCAATACGGAGACACGGACTCGAATGTCGCTGCGGTTGAATCCGACTGTGAATCTTAGAAGATGCTCTAAAACCTTACTCTCAGCCGGTGAGAGGGTGCGATCAAGGCGGTCGGCATATTCATTGGCTTTCCTGTAGTAACGCTCGGTCGGCACAACATCACTGCGATACTGCGGTACTTCAGTACTCCGGTAATCCGGTACTCGTTCATTGCTATCAATAGTTTGCGCCTGCTCCGGTACTCCGGTACTGCGGTAATCACCGGGAGTGAGCGCGCGGGGTTTGACCTTGGCTAAAAGGGAAGAAGTAGCGGTCGCGTCCGGGCTCTCGATGGCGTCACTTATTCCGCGCCCCAGCGCTCTCCCTTTCGATCTTTTCACGTCGCTCATAGAGGTCAATCAACTCCTTTGCCAGCTTGGTAAAGTCGAAATAGCCGGAACTCGTCTTGTCGTATTCAAAGATGGATTTCCCATGCGCCGCCGCCTCGGCCAGTTTGACGTTTTTATGAATGATCGTCCCCAGCATCAGGGTCTCGAAAAAGCCCTCTACTTCGGCCTGCGCTTCGCGGTCTATCTTCTGGCGCTGGTCGTAGTGATTAAGCAGGGCGCGGATGACAAGGCCGTGACGGTCGAAGTCCTGCTGCACCGATGCGAGCGTTTCCATGAGCTGGGTAAGGCCGTAGAGCGCGTAGTAGCCGGAGTCCAGGACGACGATCACTTCATCTGCGGCCACCATCGCGTTGATCGTCGCGGTCTCAAGCGCTGGCGGGGTATCAATGAAAACGTAGTCGTAGCGCCCCTGGAACGCCCGCAATCGCATCTCCAGGAGTCTTTCACGATTGCGCTTGGCCGCTAACTGCTGTTCCATCGCAGGCTCTAAAGTGTTTGGGATGAGGTCGAGGCCGGGGCGGGCAGAGATAACGTAATCGAGCGGGTCAGGAGCGTCATTGAGTAATAGCCGGAAGGAGCTGTTTTGAATCTTGCGCGGGTCGAGCCCGAGCCCTACGGACAGGTTGCCCTGTGGGTCAAGGTCTACCGCAAGCACTCTTTTCCTGAAATGGGAAGCGAAGGCGGCAGAGAGATTGAGCGCCACAGTGGTTTTACCTGTTCCGCCTTTCGCATTAGCGAGGACGATAATCTTCATGGGCGGATTATATAACTGAGAATGGGAAGGGAAGGCAAGGAATTTTCATTGAAGGAGAGATGAGAATTAAAGCTATACGAGAGCGCGTCACGAATCACACTCGTTTGAATCTCAAATAACTTGGAGGCTTATGAGTCCAATATCAACACAGAAGGATTACAGGGAGATTCAATTACCAAGCGGCCATGTTGCGCTTGTTGATGAAGAAGATTATGAGCGCACCACCGCTTACCGTTGGTATTATTGGCGGGTTAGTGAAAGGAGGGGCTGTTGGGTAGTTACTAATAGCATGATGAGGCTGCATCACCTTGTTCTTAACACCCCCAAGAATCTCCACGTCCAACACCTCAACGAAAACAGATTGGACAACAGGAAGGCGAATCTATCACAGGTCGGTCACGACAAAATAAGCGTTGCCTGCGATGGCTGCAGCATCACCTTCCAGCGTTACCCGTCGTCGATCAGAGGCGGGAGAAACTTCCACTCGCGAAAATGCCGCGAGCAAAACTCAGGCGGAAAAGTTGCATTTACTTGTGATACCTGCGGGAAGCCAAATGTCCATTTTCGCGCTCGTTTCAATAAGTATGAATTGCATTTTTGCAACGCCGCTTGCCAGCACGCAAATCCATATTTGCGCTACACAAAAGCTATTAAGTTGGCTAATCGCGTATTACCCATAATTTATACGCCCGAATTTCTCAGGCGTTGTCTAAAGTGGGACGAAGAGGGCTGTGCCTTTAGGGGTTGTGTTAATCCAAAGTCGAGAAATAGATGGCATCTCTGCCCGCACCACAATCAGCGCAGGGCCGAAGCCATGTCACACCAAAAACGTCGTTACGAATTCACTAAACATCTTAGAGGGGGAAATTATGTCAGCACCTAAAATGCCAGACGGAAGAATCAAACTCGGCGTCCGCACGCTGAAACTCGAAAAAGAAATCGCGCAGATGAAATTGCCGCGAGACGTGGAAGAGGCCGCAAGGCTTACCCTTCAAATGCGTAACGATGAACTTGAGGCGCGATACAATAAGACGCTTCGCTTTATCCACCTGCAATCGTTAGGCGACTTCTGTACGGTGTTCGGTTGTAAGTCAACGCAAGAGTGGCTTGCACAGAATGATCTTTCGTGCGGGTCTGCCCTCGCCAGCCAAGAGATACTTGTACGACTCTTCGATAAGCAGACCTTTATGACCGTTGGTGATGTGATGCTTGATGATATGACGTTTTTAGTGTCCAAGCATCAGAGTGATAGCGAACTGCGCAAACGCGACTATCAAGCCATCTTTGATACATACCTGAAATCAAATGATACCTTTGATAAGGTTGAGTTCCGCAAGATTCTTTACTGGTATGTAAACACGACCTACAAGCCGGAAGGGCGCGACACGAAAGACAATACCGCCCGCCCGCCGCGCGCAGAACCAAAAGGCTGGGCGTCTCAAAAGAAACCGCGTCCAAACGAATCAGAAGCAAGCGCCGCAGAACTGCCGAACGACTTTGAAGTTGAGACGCGCCCGTGTGCGTGCGGTTGGCGTGAATATGCCCTAGAACTCGAAAACATCATCCGTTCTGAATTGGGAGCGAAGCGACTTCCTGCGCGCCCAAAGGAATTAAGTTGAGCCCGAATGGAGGTGGCAGGAGTCAACGTATCGGTTTAACGGAGCGGGGCAAGTAGAGTGCTGGTAACACCCTACCGCCCCTAACACATCAACCCACTTTCCCACTTGAAAGGAACAAAGTGAATCAATGGCTACAAAACACTTAGCACATCTCTGTGCTTTATCGCTACTTCTCATCCTCGCATCTATCAACGTCAACGCCCAGGAATACCCTGCGACTCTCAAAAGCAGGTTCGTCAAAGTCGAACCACATCAACCCGCCGACCCGGTAGTGCAGCCTCGTGACTACTCCCTACTCTAAAGAGCAAGGCTTCTCATGCAACGGCTTGAGTCAACAACCTCTACCGTTAGCGCATGAAGGCTCAGTCCGAGCCGTAGAATTTCTAAAGCAGATGCATGGTCTCGTCCGACCGACAAACCGCAAGCCGTACATTCATGCCAGCGAACTAAAGGGATGCAAACGAATCGGTGAGCGTTCGTCATCAGGCTTAAATCAGCGTATCGGCTAATAAATCCTCATTCTCGCCAACTTGACAGAAAACAAGCTTTGCATAGAATACGCGACACTTGAGCGTCGAGGCTGAATGTCTCCGCTAAAGAAGCCGCTGAGGGGAGTGAGGACGCTCGGCGGCTTCACCCTCTTTTAAGAGCAATTTCTAGCGGCTCTATATCCTGCCGCTTCCGCTTCAGCTCTCGTCCTGAAATACACTCGATTGTAAGGGGCAATGTCATCATAGTTCGGGCATCCCGGCCAGTGGTAAATCATGCTCCGCTTATTACCTCTGATCCGTGCGTCCTGTGGGGTAGGTGTCGTTGACTGGACGGGTCTGCTTGATGCGGGGCTCGGCCTGCTGTCTTGAACTAAGCGAGCCGGGGCTTGTCGTGTCGTGGTCGGAGTCTTTGTGCAAGCCAGAGTAAGTAGTAGCGCGAGGATGAACAGGAGTTTTGACATGGGAGCTCTCCTTTTGAGCAGGGGAAATGTATTCTTGTAGGTTGTGGAGTGTCAAGGAAAGATCGGCGCGCCGCTGTTACTTTTGGCGCGCGCATTCATCCTCAACGATCAATTCTTCGAGGCGGCGAATGTCTTTCAGGTCGCGGGCTGATTTCATCGAGCGCGTCAGTGCAATGTTGTTTTCCTCACGCGCCCGTGTAATCGCCTCAACAGCTTTTATCAGGATAGCGATTGACTCTTCGTTCGTCTTAGCTTTGGGCTCAAAGTGGGCGCAGTCGTAGGAGAGGGTTACGTCATCGTATTTTATAATGACGTTTTTCCGTGCCCGCGCGGCGCACCCTGTAAAGATGAGGGCCAGAATGATGATCGTGAGTCGCATCCGAGACGCATCTTAGCTCAGAAGGGCCTTGATGCGAAACTCGTGTGCCAGTGTCTACCTCTTTTCCTTGCGCCGCTTCTCTCTGCTTTGATAGCATGCTTTGCTATGACCCTCAACCTCTTCTTCGCAATGCAGCCTCACGGTGACAGGTGGGTGAAGTATGATCATTATCCGCGAGAGTTTATCCGCAGACTGATTCGAGGCAAGCCCAAAGTATTCGGCTTAGAACGCACATTCTTAAATCTCTGCGCTGGGCTGGATAAGATAGGCGTCCAATATAGAGTCAATGATTATAAGTACATCAAAAAACATCCTGAAGAATTAGCCTGCATCATCGGCACGCCTTACCTGCTGAATAGAGAATGGAAGAATCCCGTCATATTCGGCCCCGCCGGGCACTCGCACCCGTCCGACGCGCCTGATCTGTTCTCACGTTTTGATATTCAAAAAGTCCTCGTCTATGGCCCGTGGATGAAAGAGATGTGCGAGCCGTTCTGGAATGGGAAAGTAGCCATGTGGCCCGTTGGTATTGATACTGACCTGTGGAGTCCGGCGGATTCACCAAAGGAGTACGATTTTATAGTTTATGACAAGATCATGTGGGACTACGAAAGACAAAAGGCCGAGTTCCTTACTCCGATACTTTCTGAGCTAGAGCGCTGTGGATTAAAGACAGCATATCTCCGCTATGGCTCTTACGATGAATCTGCGTATCTTGAATTACTGAGGCGGTCTAAAGCAATGCTGTTCTTGTGCGAACATGAAACGCAGGGGATAGCTTATCAGCAAGCCTTATCCTGTAATGTCCCCGTGCTGGCGTGGGAACAGGGGATGTGGCTTGACCCGAAGTATTACCCTCGCATCAAACATCACGCTTCAAGCGTGCCTTATTGGGATGAAAGGTGTGGGGTGAAGTTCAAAGACCTGTCAGAATTTGAGGCCGCGTTAAACCTATTTCTTGACCAGCGAGATACCTTTTTACCGCGCCGCTTCGTGACTGAAAACCTAACGCTTGGTGAGCGTGCAAAGTCCTATCTAAGCTTTTGCCTTTAGTTGCGCTTGAAAACAAGCCTTGCATAGAATGTCTATCTCCCAGGGCGTTGAGGCTGAATGTCTCCGCTAAAGAAGCCGCTGTGGGGAGTGAGGACTTTCGGCGGCTTCACACTTATATAAAACCCTTGCGCCTTGATCTACATCTCCTCTGTCAGATATGCTCCCCGCATGAAACACGCCCTCATCGCTTCGTTACTCTTGAACCTGCTTGCAATATTCGTGGCCTGCGCGTTCGTTTATCACCGTGGGGGCATCTCGTTCCTCCGGGAGAAGCTTACAGGCCCGAACGCCGTTTACACTGCCTTTCGCCAGTCGCCTTTCTATCAAACCCGCGTGAGCGCCCAATCTGCCAATACCGCAACGGGTATGGACGTGTTTCTCGGGGACTCACTGACCGAGTACGGTAGTTGGAACGAGCTTGTGGGATGCCGGGCGGTTAATCGAGGCATCGCGGGGGATGAAATTCTCGGCGTTCAATCCCGCCTTCCTTCAATACTTGCTACAAGGCCCGCTCGCATCTTCCTGATGATCGGCCTCAACGATGTGCTCAGAGGTGACTCCCCTGAAACCATTTCAAAGAGGTATGGTGAGTTGGTAGATTCTATCAAACCCGGCAATGTCGAGGTTTACCTGCAAAGCATCTTGCCCACACGCAAGGGAGAGTTCGGACAGGCTATCGTGGAAGTCAACCGGCGAATCGCTAAACTGGCAGACGGGCGGCGTGTGCACTACCTTGATCTATACGGATATTTTCAGGATGCGGACGGACTACTTGATGAGCGCTACACGATGGACGGAACACACCTTAACGGTGCAGGATATTTACTATGGCGCGAGCGACTACAGGCCGAACTTAGATAAGCCTGCCCTGTGCGCCGTAACCTGAGAAGTAGACCTTGCTTTGTAGAAGTTGGCAGCCCCAACTATACCCCCATCATGTGCTGCGTTCCTCAAACTCGCGTTAGCCGGTCTAAAGCCCTCGAAAATATAATTGATTAAATCTGCCGTGCGCGCCGGGTCTGCCTGAATCGCAGTTAAGCCGTCTGTATATGTTGAGCCGTATCCGCGCGCTGCTGTCCAGGAGGCCAGATTGCGAGCCGAGTCATAGAACTGCGGGTCGCCCGTTCCTTGGTGAACGTCTACGCCCGCTGCCACAGCATCACCGGCAGTCCACAAAGCATTTGATGCAAGCCTGTCCTCGTATCCTCTCTGGTTATCTCCCGCAGACAGATTGAACGTCCAGTTGTAATCCGCCCCGGCTGCCAATATGAGGTCTTTGGTCGTACCGGCCACCCTCTCACCAAGATAACCCTGTGTGGCAGAACTGCCCCACCCGAGATTTGATTTCATCGCATTAAGGGTAGTGCTTGAGCCGCCCTCTGAAAAAGCAAACATCCCCCGCTTTCCTGCGGCGATTGAATCATTGACATTAGCCGTATTCCTATACCACTCAGTCGCAGATGTGCCAGCCCCGAAGGCGGTTAGCAAAGTCCCTGACGTGACCGACACGGAAGGATAGGAGTTGATCAGTACGATGTTGTTTCTTCCAATTATTTTGTTCCCGCCGGAGGTGGCCGTAGCGTTAACTAAAACACTGTCTCCGGTATCAATCAGGTCGGGAGTGTGAGCTTCAAAGATGTTTTGGCTGACTATGGTATCTGCTGAAAGCAAGGCCGTGGGCGCAACGAAATGCGGGTTGCCTATCAGATTATCCACTACAAAATAGTTGCGCTCCAAAGAAGAGGGGAAGAGCTGCCCGTTACCGCCGTTTAAGCTTCCGTCCTGCTTGACGAAGTTGAGGCGAAAAGTCCAGGTCGAGCCCGCGACGGACGCAAAACCCGAAGCGAAATAATTACCTGTAACCGAGAAAGATTTAGCGTTGTAAGTGACGCTTTTAGAAAATGTGTTTTTGAAGATACGGCGCGTGCCGGACGTGGCGGCAGTTGTGACAGAGAGATTCAAATCCTCGGTCGAGTGCGTTCCCGCAATAAAAGTGTTGCGGTCGAAGATGATGTTTATAGTCGCGCTCGTGGACGTTGGCCTGATGCGACCACACGTATCAAAAGTAGAATCCGAGATTGAAAGGCTCGTCAAATTATTGGACGTGCCAAGCGCATTTATGCGACGAAAGACCCCGTAGGTGGCTGTGAAGTTGGCCCACGGCACGCCCATCCCAGCAGACTGCCCCGCTATCGCCTGAATTGTTACTAGAGAGCCGCTTGAGCCGTTGAAATTGAAATTGCTGAAACCCACATTGATGAAAGTATAAATAGGCGAGCCGCCGCTTGCGGAATTATCGAACGTCACGGTTGAGCCCGCCTGCTGTGTGTGGGTTGAGCCGTTGACGTGGCCGATGTTTCCCTTGACGGTAAGCGTCACATTAGAGGCTACGGCAAGAACCGATGAAGCCGATGTCATGTTGATAACTTTTGTGATTGTGTCATTCGGACTTGTCCCGACAGTAGAGCTTATGTCTACTGTAACTGTATGGGCGCCGATTGATGCGGTATCGCTGTCACCCGGTACACCTGCCCCTCCCCACGTCGAAGCGGAAGACCAATTGCCCGATTGTGAAGAAGTGTAGGCCGTTGCAAGTGCATGACTTGTGCAGAACAATAAACAGATAACCGAAAGAATGATTCGTCGCATACTCACCTCGTCAAGTCTCTATTCCAGAAATAAACCCCGCCGATAACACCATTGAAGAATCGCGTCGCGCCTTCGCTTGGCATGGTTGCGCCGACGCCGAAGAGAGGCGTCCCGCTCACAGCTCCAAGCCATGCGAACGTACCCGTGTTGGTTATCACTAAGGGATTCTCTTCTACATTATTTAAGAGAAGATAAAAGTCTGTGCCATCGTAAGTCAGAATTGCATTATAGGCAGTTGATGTTGATAGAACGGTCGAGCCCTCTACTGTTTGCTTTGTCCCTGCATTGTTGTATTCAATGTAAAGTTTCCCATCTGCCGCGATGCCGAACTCCCACCATGTATTTGCTACAGAGGAATCCGCCTGCGAAATCAGCACGAACGGCCCTGTAACACTGCTGCCGGTTTTGAAGACAACCGACAAGGACGCTGCGCCTGTTCGTGTTATCGCCTGACCCGAATAAGAAAGAGCGTCGTTAGTGCCATCGAAGGTGAGGCCCTGCGTTGTGCCGAAGGCGCTTGAGATTACTGCGGGGCGATTGCCTGACGTGGCTTGAGAGAGTGTGATACTACCAGCGATTGAGGCCCATGCGCTTGCAGGGCTACCCGTAACGCTTGTATCCGACTCCCAATAAAGATCAGCTTTGGGCCGGAGCTGATTTTTGAAGGGAGACTGGCTATGTACTGTACCTAGTAGGGCATGCCCAGCTACTACGATGAAAAGTGTAAAGAGGAAGAATTTCAACATTAGTTATACCCCAATCCGTAATTCCAAAAATAATTAGTTCCATCGTAAGCGAAGCAGATAATATCTTTTGCACCGGAAGCCGTGGTCAGCGTCACCACCCCTGCGCCGCCGTTTATCACTTTACTGCCAGCAGGTACTGCCAGCGTCCTGCCGCCCGTGCCGTCTTGCGTGACAATCAAGCACCCTTCCGCGCCGTTCGTCGCACCCGAAATAACGAGCGCGCGATTGCCCCCGAGTGTGACGGTGGCCCGGCGGTACTGAGCACCGGAGAATGCCCAGGTGATCGTCGCGCCGTCTGTCAAAGGTTCAAAGGCAGGTGTGGCGATGAAAACCGAAGAAGTGACAGCCGAGCCCGTATCAGAAAGTGAAGAGGAGACTAAGTTCGTGCCGTTGGATTTAGGGATGACGTTTGAGCCCGCGCTATTGGTGACGCCCGCATCGGCAGTGGCCTTTGTCCAGATGCCGCCTTTACAATAGTACTCACCCTCGACGGACGCGCCGCCCGAAAGAAGGATAAAGACCTCTGTGGAGGCCGACGACACGTTGCACGGGGAAGCGGGCAGGCTTGCACCCGAGCGCACCCGCCGAGCAGGGCCGTCCTGCGCAGCAGCGCTCACGGCCAGAGAGAAAACAAGTATTAAGAGCGGAATTACCTTCTTCATTTTATCACCTCTTTCATCACGGCCCTTCGGACAGGTCGAAATTGACGTGCAGCACAACGGGAGCGCCTGAGTCGTTACGGACATATCGGTTGCTGGTCATCACGCGCCCGTCTTCCACACGCTGCTCCGCCAGAAGGGGGAAATCATACTCAGTGGCGGTCATGCTTTTGCCGCCGACCTTTATCCCGTCGCTTTCCGCGTAGTAGCGGAGCTTTGCGAAACTCGGCACGAAGTAGCCGGGGACGCGAGCCTGTTCGAGTGAATAAATATCGCGGTTAGTACCGTCAGCGGGTATCGTATAAGTAGGCATTGCCACCTCCGTTAGCTGCAAATTAGGGGATGAGGTTCGTACAAATCCTAAACTCCAGGCGGGACTCGTACACGGTTATGGGGGCGCTCCCGTTACCGATCACCTGCCAGCCGATATTTTTATATTGCTTATTGGCCGCCAGCGCCTGGAATTCCGGCGAGACGATGGCCGTGACGTTCACAGGCCCACCCGCGGCGGTTCCGTAGATGTAGGCGATGGGGACTATGTTAGCCGGCCCGTCGTCGAAATAGACCAGCCTCGCCACGTTCGCCGTGCTCTCCGGCTTCCAGATGAGACGCCACACCACGGAGAGGATGCCCGGAAACGGGTCGCTGAACCAGTACGTCTTCGTTGACGCGGTGAGGGCGGAGCCGGGAAACTCCCACAGCGAAGTAGGGGTCTGAATGAGAGCGCCCTCGGCCTGCACGGGCCCAAATAGCTGAACGGTGTGTGGAGCGATGATCGAGCAATTGCTGGGAGTGATCGGAATCGTCGCGTTCGGGCGAACGACGATGGAGATTGCCGCCCAATCCGACGAAGTAGCCGCCCACGTCATCGCGTTGGACACGCCGTTAATATTGTTGGCCCCGGGCTTCGTGCTGACTCCCAGACGGAAGCTCCCGTTGCCGAAGTTGACTTTCTGCGTCTGCCCGTGACTTGCAATCGGGGTGGGCACAAGGGCCACCCCGTCGATAACCAGGTCTTGAACGGAGGCGGGTATGGCCGATACCGGTTGAGCGCTTGTGCCGTTAAACTTGGCAGAGGTCGGCGCGGTTAGTGCGTTCTTAACTGAAAGGGCGGCGGCGAGAGTCTGCGTTGCGGTCGTCGTTATCGCTACCGTCCCCGTCGTGACGGCGGGGGCAAGCAGATACCATACTTCCAGCACCCTGCCCCCCGCTCCCCCGACTACCTGAGAATCCAGTTTCGTCAGACCTGTTCCCTGGAACGTGACCGCGCTCGGGCCGCTCCCGAGGGACTCGACGAAGACGACCAGCAGATTTCCGGTATTTACATGCTGCCACGAGAATGAGGTATTAGCGGAGGAGGTCGTCGAGGTCGTATCGACCTGGGGCGGCGCGCTGGTCGCATACAGTTGGGCGTTAGACGGAATAAACCCCGTGATCGGTGGTACGGCGGAAGCGGTGGCGGCTTCGGCGACCAGCGAGAGGACTTGCGCGGCGGTCATGTAGGAATCGCCAAGGGGTCTGGGCTGCGCCGAGTTGTAGGCGACCAGTTGCTTCCATGTGAGCGTCGTCGCGCTGTTGGGGATAACCCATGAAGTGAAAAGCGTCGTCGGCGAGCCGGTCGTGGGCGCGAGTATGCCCGTGATGCGAGTTTGAGGGCGGTCGATGGAGTCCACCGTCGAGGGTGTGGTGAAAGAGGGACATGTGATAGTGCCCGACGAAACCGTGCAGGAAACCTCCTGGTAAAAACCCGTCGCCGAACCGGCCACGCCTGCCACATGCGCCACGCCGTCCGAGTCCGTCCAATTATTGCTGCTGTAGAGTCTGAGCTTGACCGTGCCGGTGTACTTGGAATTGGCGATCTGAAAAGACGAGATGGTTATTTGAGTCGCCCGGGCATTGATCGAGCCAGCGACAAGCAGCATGCAGATTAGAGCTATTTTTTTCATCGTTCCCTCTATCCTGAAATCGGGCAAAGAAAAAGCGCCGCTACTCCGTCAGCAGTAAATCTTCAGACCGCCAACGCCTCTGCTGCGCTGTTGGCGTTGCCCGCAAAGCCCATCAAAAGCTGCTTGAAAAATGACGGCCTCTTTGACTTTCGGTAGTCTGAATATCTCCCGTATGCACTATCGGCCATCGAATTGAAGAGCCCCGCCAAGCCCATTGACCGGGCATTCCCCATGCTTGCCAGCCCCGTCATCTTGTTATCCAAGGCTCCAAGAGTGTCGTCAACATAGCCTTCGAGTATACCCGAGGCCCGCGTGTCCCGTTCAAGCTGCATCTCTTTATCGAGCGATGCCGCGAAGTTCGGATTTGCGCCGTCCGAGAGCGAGGCCAATCCCCTGCCGATTCGCCCCGCGTCCCTCGACCGCTTGGCCTCGCTGAAGAGCGACATCCCGACACCGCTGCCGGGCATGTTTCGGACATCGATCGGGCCCGACTCGCCCATCCTCCACTTGTCGAGACTCAGCGCGTAGTCGCGCTGGCGCTGTTCAAGCGGGTCAGGCTTGGCGGCAGCTTCGGCTGCCGCGTTGGCCCTGGTCTGGGCGGCCTGCGCCTGCTGGTAAAGTTCAAGCTCCGAGGGCCCTTTCTTTTTAGTTCCCATTATCTAAAATCCTTCCTGAACAGTCGCCACACCCCGCGGTCCTGCGCTCCCATTCTCAGCAACGCTCTCCCGATGGCCCTCTCGTCCGTCAATACGATTGCGGAGCGCCCCGGCACGAGGGAAAGAATCTCGTTGACTTCCAGGGCGAGCCTCCGCTCGAGTCCCGTGCCTCTGTACCCTTCGGCCACGTAAAGATTGTTGATATGAAAGACCTCCTCCACGTTGACGAATCCGGCCAGCGTCTCACCGGCAAACGCCGCGAGATAGCCGGATTGCTCGGGACTCACAGGCATCCCGTCTTCAAAAACATTTCTGACGATGGGCGCGACCATCGGCCATTCGTCATGCCTGAGCATTCTCGTTTTGATCATAACGGGCTCGGCTGATCAATATAGGACTTGTTGTTGTGGCAGAAGAGCCCCCTGTCCCTTTGCTTCGAGTGGCCCGCGATGTACAGACCGTCCCCGTCACGAGCGGAAGGATGGCGCAGGGTGAATGTTCCCACCTCGACGGGCGAAGGGACGCAATACGCTTCGACCACTGTCGTCATCCTCTTCCTGCCGTTAACCCACGCGGCCAATCTCATACCTTTACGAACGCTCTTCGCGCGCACCCTCCTCCCGGTCTTCAGGTCTTTAATCAGGGGGTGCTCGGCGCTGCACTCGAGCGTGATGCCGTTTCCCGTCCTGATAACGTAATACTCCGCGACCGCGCCGACCCTTCTATCTATCGCAAGGTAGGGAGTCCTCCGTTCTCCTTTGAGAAGCGAGCCGACGCGGACTTGCTTGAAGGCGCGCCACCCCTTTTCCGTGAGCACGGGCGTAGAGAGCGTGACGCAGGTATAGCCGCCCGAGCCCGGGCTCGGAGGCGTGAAAACACCTCCTCCTCCGCCCTGGTTTCCGCTTGTCGGGGAGATCGAAGGCGTGGGAGCTGAGCCGTCCGAGAGCCTGATGACATCGGGGGCCCATGAATTGAAGGTGGTCGAGAACCAGATGCGATCAAGGCCGAGATGGCGATTCACTCCGGTCGGATTCGTCAGGCCGATTCTCAGGTACTGTGCTTCCGCTAAAGAGAAATCGTAAGTTGCTGGTACGTAGATGGTCAGGTCGTTATAGGCCCAAGACCCTTGGAAAGCTCCGATCACGGCGCTCTTCGTCTCGGCATAGGCCAGGGGAGGGTTGCCGGGGTCAGGCGGCCATCCCGTTTCGGATATCCCTGCGGCCCCGGTATCGTTGTACATCAGATCATTAGAGTTCCTGATCGTATGTACTTTGGCGTAAGAGCCTCCCGTCTTCCTGTAGATCACATATTCGATGAACCCCGGCCCGGCATTGAAGAAAATTTGCGGATAGTTAACCGTCGAGAGGACTACCGGGCCGTCCGGCACGCTCAATACATTCGAGAGAATCGAGACGCCCGAATCGGTCCTGGCTAAGACCCTGTATTCATAGAGCGTCGCTCCCCCTGTTCCCGCTATCTGGTAAGAGAGATCGAACGGCCCGCCGTAGACCCATTCCTGCCCTGAAGCTGTCTTTTGCCAGATGCCGGCGAAGAACTCCACGTCGTCGGGAACTAAGGCCGCATTCAGGGCGGCTGATTTGATACGGACGTACCATCTTTGGTCGGGGCCGACGAGGTTTGCAGGAATAACGATAATCAGATCGTACTGTGTGGCCCCCACCGAACCATTCTCTGCCCAGCCGTCAACCCTGTTCCAGATGGGAATACCGGGTGTCGCGCCTTCTCCTGCCGCGTAGAGAGAGTGCCCCGATGATTTGAGAGCATGCGCGGCATCAAGGACGACATCTGCCCCGCGTTCGGCCCAGTACCAGGCGTAGGCTTCAAGGTTCGTGTCTCCCGCTGTGCCGGGTGTCGTTCCCGGCGTCGTGGCTGCCAGCGTGGAATAGGATAGGTCGGAGTTGGGGCAGTGGTTTGTGCCTCCGCTGAAGTTGGGCGGCAGGGCCCGGGTTGACGGGATGAGGATGTCGCCGGTCTCTAAAGACGTGCGCATGCCTTTAAGCGCCGCTTCGAGTTCGCCGCGCGTCACCATCGCCCCTTTATTTTCTCCCGCTATGAACATTCAAACTCCGTGCTATAATTCATGCCCATGAAAGAGAAAGTAGATTGCCCGCCAGACATGGTTTACTTCGTTGATGAATCTCAGCTTGAGCGAAGTGATTTAAGTGGCCTGAGCGTTGAAGAGATGATCTCTGCACAAGACAGCGTAAACGGGATGCTTGAGTTGATGCACAAGCATCAAGTGGCCCAACTTCCCGCGCCTTGGGACTTGGGCGAAGTTGAGGAGTAAGGCATGACAAGCGATGAGATAGAGAAGCGTGCAGCAAAACTTTCCACAAGGCTCTTTCCCGGCCAATTGGGACATGCCTACGTTGCAGACGACGCCATAGCTCAAGCCATGCGCGAACTCGTCGCACAAGCGTATGAAGAAGCAACGCGGGCGCAGTGTGTACTATGCGCAGCAGGTCAACCAATAAAGCGGAGTAGCGTGAGTAGTGCGGCTGAATGGGCCCACGTCGGCCCAAGCTACGAAGCAGGGTGCGCAGCGTCGCGCATCCATACACTGAAAGATTCACTTGTGCAAGAAACCGTCTCATCTTAAACAGTCACCACCTCGTTCGCTGCGCCCCTCGTAGCTATCAGATCAACTCCCGCATCCCCTCCGGTGCTCGTCATCGTGACTCTCATCGCGTGATGGTTCACGTTGATGATGTTCTTCCCTGTGATGGGTAGTTCCACCGGGCCAGTCTGTGCCGGGTTGGAATTGAAGACCTGAATCGGCGAGGCATCGTTGAAGTTCTTAATCACTTCGACCTTGACCGGATTCGCTGTGTTATCAGCTCTCACCTGAACCTGCACTTCCGAGATCGTCGCCCCGTAGCCGTTTCCTCTCTGGTCGTCCGTTTGAACCACCATGACAGAACCAGAACCAACATCGAATTTATAGATTGTGAGCGCCGCACCGTCGGACGTACAGAGATACAGTTGTCGTTCGTTTGTGAAGGCCGAGACGATATTGCCCGAGACTTTCCCCGTCAGATCGATGGGTGCGCACCAGGCGTCGCGGGGGACGAACTTCGCCATGACCTTCTTCTGGTAGCACCAGACTTCATACTGGCCTTTCGGGTCATAGCCTACACAGACCGGAGCGGAAGAGGTCTGAGCGTCCCACCCTGCGAAATCCGGCAGAACCTTCGTCGCGTACTCGTAATCAGGGTCAACGCCGTTCTCGACGACTGCGGGTTTATCCAGCCAGATCAGCAGGCGACCGTTAGCGCCCAGAGCGACGTTCTGAGGAAGAGAGATGCCAAGGTTCTCCCAGATAGCCTGGTACTCAAGAGCAGGGGAGCCGCCGACATAGGAAAGAGCGCCCATCGAGTTCTTGCCGAAGCGTAAAGTGAGACCGTCGCCCCACCTCAGGTAGTGAACGGCGGGCTCATTCGGGAACAGGGAATTCGACGGAGGGAATGAGCCTATCTGTCCCGGCTCACCGACATAGATTATTCCGTCCGACTCAAGCCAGAGGGTGTCGTTCATCACTCCTGCAAATTGTCCGGCGGGAGGGGGAAAAGCTTTGTCCGGCGCTAAAGACTGGCCGATGAGCGCGCCGTTCGTCCATGAAATCTCTACTGCTCGGGTGTAGCCGTCAATCGTCGTTAAAGCTGACTCCGCCACTTCCCCGCCGAGGCTCGTCGGCAGTTCGTAATGATTCCCAAGGTCTGGGAAGCCTACTCGAACGACCCCTATCCCCCAATGCGTTTGACCGTTCGAGTCGGCCAGAGGCATCTGCACAATGACGCTCTGGTTGGTAAGAGTAAGGACATTCGACGGCAGGCTCTTGAGCGAGACCTGCCCTGTGTAGCTTGATACTCGCCAGATTACGACCGTGACGACTCCCGTCATCTCCGTCTGACCGGCGGAAGGGGCGCTTTTAGCGATGATCGTCGGGGCCGAGGGCTGAGCGTGTCCCGCCTGAAAGGGGCCGGTTGTGGCTCCGGCAGCATATACCCCGCCTGATTTCTTGACGAAAGAGAGGGTTGAAGACGCAATTATCCCGGCAAGTGCCAGACCGGCAAAATAGACCTGTCCCGCGCCGATGTAGCAGAGGAGATTGCGGGCGTTGAAGACTGAACCCGTGCCGGTGGTTGTGGCTGTGCCGAGTCCCGCGTAGGACTGGTCGGTCGAGAAGAAAACCCGTGATCCGACTTTACCGGCGAGGGCTGTGACGCCTTTGAAAGCGCGGACGAAGCCAAGCCCCGTGACCATAGCGTTCAAGCTTCCGGCGCACATGTGAGAGCCACCCTCGCCGCGAATAGCGGCGCTGATATACTCCATGATTTTCCATTTGGCGAGATCAACCTTCATCTATTCAGTGTACCTTGCAGAAATAGCCCCGCATTGTTCACAGACGTAGAAACCAAGCACCCTCTTCTTGTAATAGACCTCTTCGATGAGTCGCTGAGTCCCCACCGTTTCACCTTTGGCGTTACCCGGCGTCGGCCTCTGAATCTTCTCCGGGCAATCACAGCGTTTGCCGATGCGCTTCATCGCCTCCGCTCGAGATTCGTACATATCCCTATGCGGAGGACTCTGGACAACCTCAATCGCTTTCTCAAAGAGACCTTGCAGCGCGTAGCCTTCAGCGAGTTGATTGAGGGCAGAGTGCGATCTATCACGAGACACAATCTCCCCGATCTCCCCCGCCTCTTCCTGCGCCTTCAGCGCTTCAAGCTGTTCAAGGGCCGACTGCTCCCTTGCGAGGCCAAGGAGAAAGTTGGAGTGCGGGACTGACCTGTTGATAAGGTCGCCGTGCTTCTCAAGCATCTCGGTTCGCTGACGAGCGGCGGCCTTTCGTCGCTTGGGGTCGTTGACGAGTTCTTCAAGGTTCATAGCAGCCTTTCGTAGAGCCAGGAGGTAAAAGGCATCTGTCGCCCCTCATAAGGCTTGAGCATGAAGCCGTGAATTCGCGCCTCAAGATTGCAGGAGAATTCCAGTACTCTTCGGACAGCAGAACGATAAAGTGCTTGCAGTTCGCCGAAGGGATTGTGCGCGAGCATTACGTAATAAGAGTCGCAGGGATAAGCGCCCATTGAAAGCTTCATCTCAATTACCCGCACTCGAAGGTCTCCGACTCGAATAACCTTGTTGACTGGCGACGTGCCTCTCGGCAAGTGCTGGAATACGGTCATGCCGTCCACGAGCGCAACTCCGCGCGCGTCTCCACGCCATTCGCAAAAAACTCCGTGCGGGTATTTCCGACAAATAATCTCAGCGTCTTCTATCATTAGATCACCTGCTGTTGACCAATCACGATATTTGGAATGGGTCTTACCTGCATTTCGCCCTTCATGATCAGAATAAGATCGTCCATCCCCGCCGCACGGTAGCGCTCCGAGATGGCGTCCAGAGAGTCGCCCTCCTTGACGAGCTTCGGGATTGCGAGCTTCACGATGGTGGCCTCGTACACGTCGGGAACTGAAGCGTCGGCCATCGTTCGTGTGAGCTGTATGAGGGGAATTTGCGCGCTGTAGCCCGTGAACTTGAAGCGGTTGTTAACAATCGAATAACGACATGACAGCGGGCTCGGATAACCGTTCGCGTCCACCTGATCGTGCGCCACTTGAACCCCGTCCAAAGCGCCTGAGTAGAAGGCTGCTCCCGGGAGATCGTTTCTATAAGAATCAATCTCGTCGGGGTCTGCCGGTATGCCTTCCCGGGCCGTAGCACCGGAGTAAGGAACGATTCTAGGAATACCTACCTCTCCATCATGCGCGGGGATGAAAGCATCATGTGCGACTGCCACCAGGGTACAGAGAGAGCCGAACCAGCCGTGTTGAGGATTGCTCGCTATGGCCCGAAGAATCTCCATCCCCGATTCGATTCGAGCCTGCGTGATCGCATTGTCGCCGGTTGTGGGGTGGGGCCTGCGGCGGTCATCCGTAATGGCCGTACCGTATCCGGCCGGGGCGGCGTTGATAATATCGATGATGTGGTTTTCCACTTTTACTGGGTCGCAAAATCCCATTACATCACCCCCGCCTGCTGGACTCGCGCGATTCGTCGCCTGAACCTGCTATTGGTCTCGACCTTGCCTGCAAGGTAAGTCTGCCACCGCAACTTCCATCCTTCGACCGCCGCCTGGTAGATCGGCTGTGTGGCCGCCACCCACCTGTTCCAACCGTCGGACTCGTCCTTGACCTGTGGCATGAGCATCAGGGCCGACTCAAGCTTGAACATCGTTACGAAATCCTGCGGGATGGGCAGCTCGCCCGTCAGAGCGATGGCGGTGAGAAGCGGCACGCGGTAGGCGATGCGAAATACGTAATCAGCCAGTTGAGTCGAGGTTAAATTAAGCTTCACCTTGATGCCCGCTGCTACACTTTGGCTTGCGTAGAAGGCTGCGGCCACGTAATCCGTTTTGTTGAGATGACGGGTGAAGTTATCGAGGTCTGCGATGACGGCCTCGTACCACGGTCTCGTTCCCGAATAGCTGACGGGGCCGTATTCCAGTTTCACGGGCTCGAAGTCCGGCACGCCCGCAATGGTCAGGAGGTAATCAATGCCGTTACTGTTGGGAATAATGGTTGCATCGGCCAGTTCCGTCCTGTCCTCCTTCTCGCTCATTGCGAGGTCGCGGACGTAAGCCCTCAATAGATCGTTCATCGCCAGGCGAACGTCCTGATAAGGAAGCTTCACCTGCGAAGGTCTACGTAGCAGTGAGTAGACTCCGGCGATCAATTGTTTTGAGGTATCAGCCATCTAGCTTCCCACTGGTAGATAACCGCGTGTTGACCGGGTTCGCCTGCGCCTGAATTCATCAAACCGCCTCAAAGGTTGAATGGCGGGCTCGACCGACGATGTTAGATAATCCATCCACCGCGCCCGCCAGTCCTGCACTCTCGCGGCCCACAGCACCGCCATCTCCTTCTTGAAAGTCTTCCACTCCTCCGACGAATCCCTGACCAGCGGAAGGCAATCGAGCGCCGTGTCGTACTTCAAAAGCGGAAGGAAGTTGGATGGCAGGGGCGGCCTGTCTCCGAGCTGCACGATTGCGAGAAGCGGCTGGCGGTAAGAGAGCCGAAATCGGTAATCACCGAGGTTGATCGGGTCAATATTCAGCCTGACCTTCATCCCCTCCTGCAAGGAAGAGCTGCCGTAGAAGGAGGCGGCTAAATAGTCCCTGTCGAAATGGCCCGTCCACGCGCTGAACGGGACGATTGTCGCCGCCCTCCAAACCTGCTCCATGCCGCTCAGAACCTGCCCGTATTCGAGTCGAACGGGCTCGAAATCAGGCACGTTCGGAAGAGAGACGATGTAATCAATGTCGTCTTCGAGGAGCTGGACATCTGCGGTCTCGGTTCTCTGGTCTCGACCGTTCAAGTCCATGTCCTGCACGTACCCGCGCAGAATATCGTTCATGCGCTCAAGGATGTCCTGATACGCAAGCTTGGCCTGGCTGGGGCGTTGCAAAAGCGTGTACACCCCAGCCGCTACCTGTTGGGTCGTGTCAGGCATTACTTCTCTTCGGCGGTCTCGGGCGTCGTCGGGCCAGTCGGCGTGGCGTTCTCACTCTGACGGGCGATGGTCGAGCCGTCAGCCGGGGCCATGCCGGGGTGCGGCGCGACGGGCTTGCCTTCCTGGCCAATACCGTAAGGCGTCTTCTCGCTGGGCTCTTCCTGCACTTCCTCCATCGGAATCTGCCCGTTGAACTGGCTGCTGGACGCGAGCGGATTGTCCGGCGCTGCCGCCTCTTTCCTCTTATCGACCACGGTAACCTCCCATGAAAGATTCCTGAGTTCTCGCGGGCGCGCGCCCGAGAACTTCTGCTCCGGGCTCATCTCCGCGCCCTTATCGGGGCCGTAGGAGATGAGCGACCTGCCGATCTGCGCGGCGACGACCGTAATCCCCTTGTCGCCTTCGAGGTCATCGCCCGTGACGACGGCGTTTCCGGTGATGTGAAAGCGGCAGTCCGTGTCCTTCCACCCCGGTAGTCGCTCGCTGTCCTTGATGGTGAATTCCAGCGTCTCGCCCAATCCGAGCGTGATCGGTTCTCTCTGTGCTGTAGGCATTGTCCTGTGCTCCTTTATCGAATGGTTGGGCGAGGATTATTCGCCGGGTTTCCTTTTTCGTCCGAGCGCCGCCGCGAGCACCTCATCCGTCTGCTTGCGCTGCGCCGCCATCTCTTCAAGAATCATCTGGTTCTGCTGCGCGACCGCGAGAAGCGCGCCGGCGATCGCTTCCGTTCCGGCTGCACCCTGCTTCACCGTGTCCTGCAAGGCCAGGGCGGAGCGCTCGACATCCGTATCCATCGGGAAAGAGGGGAACTGCTTTTGCAGCCACATATCCAGCTCGTCCAGACGGTTCTTGCCGCCCTGGCCGCCGTTGCGGAACGTGTTCAGAGCATCACGGGTGAGCGGAAGGACGCCGTTCGAGGGGTCAAGAGCGGCCTGGTGGGCCTGGCCGACGCTCCCCATAATTTCAATGATGAGACGCTCACCTCTCTTAGCGTCGTCTTCGCCAAGCTGGAAGCGGCGAGTTTCCTGGCCGGTAAACATCCCGTCCTCGTTGTAGAGAGCCACGGGCACGTCCGCACCGTTATCGACGGCATGCTTGAGGGCGTCAGGCGCTCCGGTCTGTAGCCACAGGGGGTAATCTTCGAGTACGAGATCGCGGGGACGACGACCAATCTTTATCTCTTCATCGTTACGGGCAGCACCCATCACGGCGGCGAAGACTGCGAAGGAGCGGACGGCCTCTTCCTTGTCTCCCGCTGCCAGTGAAACGAGTTCCACCATGCCGTACTTGCCGTAGGCGGTTTTGAGAGCGTAGATGCTTTCGTGGGGCGGCTGCTCCCTCTGCCTGACGTTGGCGGCACTCCGAGAGCCCGGCACGGGCTGCGCAGTCTGCATCTCGCCTACCGTCCCGCCGCCGAGGTCGCTGACATCGGGCATGGAGATCATCGAGCCGCTCAACACGGCCCCCATAAGAACCGCTTTACCTGTGCTGACAATCTCCGCCGCCGGCAACACTGGCAGCGAGATCGGCACAAGCCTGGGAATCTCAGGATAGGGAATGTTGAAGCGGAAGGTATCCGCTCCGAAGTTCGGGTGCTCTTTCCAGACGTGGAAGGCGAAGCGGACGGCCTGAACCCTCTCCACTCGTCTGACGACCTCATCAAGACTTGAAGCGGGGGACTGGATGCCTCCGTATTCTCTCATCACGTCGGCAATCGTGCCTGGTCTCACTGCGCTCATCATTTATCCTTTCGCTACTGCATCCATCTCTTCCGCCTTGTGAATCATCTGGCGGACAATTTCGTCAATTTGCTCGGGAGGCATCTGCTCCACCATCTCGCCTACCTGTGCAAGATCGCGCGTGTCCTCGGCGGTCTGGATTTCCAGGGCTATCGCCTCTCTCATTTCACGGTCACGCTCCAGGAGCTCGTTAAGAGACATCGTGGTCTCTTCGTGGAGGTGCTCCCTGACGCGCTCGACATCCTGTAAGGTTGGTTCCGAGTATTTCCCCGCGTCCTGGTAAGCTTCTTTGATCAGATAACTGCCCTCGCGGGGAACGTCCGCCCGAGAGTATTCACGGCAGGCGACCAGTTGTTCGGGGGTAAGTTTTCTCCCAAGGAACCAGCGCAGGACGCCGTACTCGACGTATTCGTACTCCCACCACGTAAGCTTGCCCTTTGGAACCTGATCTTCCCTGCCCACGCGGACGAGCTTCATTTCGTCGTTTATGTAGCAGAGCCAGCGGGGGTGACGCTGGCGACCGTAGAACTGGCGAAGCTTCAGTCTTCCCCCTTCGATCTTCGTCGCGTCCGGGTCTCCAAAAATCCTCCCCATCGGCTCTCTGGGGTCGGTGCGGACGATGGCAGCGCCGCACCAGATGAACTTCCAGACGCCGCCTCCGACCTTTGAGAGTGCATGATGAAGAGACTGGTCGAGAGTGGGCGGCTGCTTGTAAGCCCACCCACTCGGAGGCCCGTACTCGTAGTAAGCCTGTTTCTCTTTAAGAGTTGGCATTATGGTCTCAGGTCAATTGCAGCCTCTTCTACGAGCAAAATCCGAACTTGCCCGTTGAACTTTTCGCGGAAGGCTGCGAAGCAAGGCGTTTCCAAGAATATCGGCCCGCGAGTATTAAAGAGCGGGGTCTCGCCGCCCGGCACTACATCCATGCTTGGAGCTTCGTACCTTCTGCCGACTCGAAGCGGCGCGGCCATGTGGTTTTCCACGATGGTCTTTGCCGCCTTGTGCCGCTCAACACGATAGCGTTGTGCGTGACAGGCGTGATCTGAAAGGTCTGCGTGCATGACTGTTTCCTTTCAGGTGTTACTGCGCGCGCTCGCCCTCGACGCCGCGCCGTGACCGGTCATTGCCCCGCTTCTCCATCCAGAGCAGAGCCTCTTCAAGCTTGGTGATGATGATGGAATTCTCGCGGCATCTGAATTGCCCATCATTGAAAGAGCGCATCCGATCAATGACGATAGCGAGCAATGCCTGATCCGTGATGCCGTTTGCGCCAACCTCTTTGAGCCCGCCGTTCTGAAACCACAGCGTGGTGTACATAACAGGCTCGGCGTCCTGCGGGGCTTTGAAGCCCCGCACTCTGATTGTGTAGGCATGATGGGCATTGTCTGATGCACGTTCGTCTGTCGTGATGATGTCCACACACTCGCGGTTGAACCTGTTTATCTTGTGGTCATAGAGTTCTCGTCCGATGGGCGGAATTCGCCCGCTACCTGAAATCAGCGGCCCGCCCTCAGCTACTTCAAATTTAGTCTCCGACATTCGTTTTCTCCTTTACTTGAATTAGTTTAGTTAGTGGGCGCAGGCTTACGCTCCTGCTGCTGCGCCCCCTCGGGTTGAATCGAACTACACATGGATGCGATTGAAGGCGAAGCCCTCAATGCGCCCGTTGCTGCGCGGGTCAACACAGTCCCAGTTGTACTCGCTGAAAATTGTTGACTGCTTGGTGTCCAGCGGTTCTCCATACGAGTTGTAGACGTTCTTGACCAGGGTTCCGCCGTCGAACTCGTAGGCTTGGAGGGCGGTCTGCTGGACTTTCCTCCAAGTGAGCATGTTGATGAAGTCCACGTCTCCCGGCGGAACGTCGGAGTCCTTCATCAACTCCCTTCCGTCCCAGACCATCTGCGGCGCGGCCATGTCTATCTTCTCGGCCTGACCGGCGTTCAGATTGCGAATGAAGGGCGTCGTGTAAATCTGGCTCTCGAAGTTGTAGTACTGTGTCTTGTTGAGCCAGATTTGGACGGCCAACGGAACGCCGTAGCCCATCTTCGACTCCATCTGCGAGAGCTGCTCGCGGAAGTGTGAAGGAGCGATGGTCGGCGAGCCCGATAGACGAGTGATGACGGAGGCGAACTGTGCGGGGTCGGTTGAGCGGGCGATGCCCTTGAAGGAGCCGGTATCGTCCACGTAGAAGATGAAGCCTTCCGGCATCAACCCGTAAGAGTTGCGGAAAACGGCGGTGTCGCCGACGGCAACATCCGAGGGCAGTAAATCGAACTGCACCGGGCCCGTCGCGCCGGACGCAGGTGTCTTATCCACAGCCGTCGAGACGGTGGAATATTTCGAGGAGCCCGCGCTCGGCAGGCCGCCGACGCGCTGCACGCCGCCGGGCGAGAAGAACTGAATCCACTGGTCTTTGTCGAAGAGACGGTTGCCCTGCTTGGTCGTGTCCCACGAGAACTGGGCGACGTTTGAGCCCGGAAGCCCCGTGACGACGCCGATGGCGGACTTTTCTGTGCCCTGGAGCGCGAAGAAGTTCTCTCTCCGGCCATACATCTTGAGCGTCGAGAAGGCGAGGTCGCGCACCGCGAGGTTTCCCGCGCCCTTCATCAGTGAAGCAAGGGGGCGTCCCTCGTAGCGAGGGTCGCGCTGAAGCTGGGTCAGGTACTGGTTCTGGATTCTCTCCAAAGCTCCCGTCCAGACCATCGAAGACCAGTGCTGGCGAAGCTGCACGACGCCCAGCGCATACTCGGGGGCAGAGCCGGAAAGAATCGGGCCGCCTTCTGCGACCGCAAAAGCCGTGTTGTTCTCAGAGACGGTGTAGGGGCTGTTGAGGCCCGAAGGGTTGACGTTGTTGATGGTCTGCACCTTGTCCAGTTCTCTCTTGAACCGGGATTGTGCGACCTTCATGTTGACGCCGCGCTCGATGACCTTGGGGAGCGTGGCGTTGATGTTCGTGGTCGAATAAGTTGCCATGATGAGTCTCCGTTACCTATCTAAGGCCCGCGTCGGAGAGCAAGTCTTCCGTCAGGGCCTGTTCGGAATTGGCAACGCCCTGCTGCGAATCACGGCGTGGTGCTCCGGGGATGATTGGGTCTTTCGGCTGTTTGGGATTGGTGTTCTTGGCCGCTTGTGTCAGGCGAGCGTCAAGAC